ATGAGCGAAGACCTCTACCGCATACGCCCGTTCTGCGACTGGCACGAGGATCACGGCGACGTGCTCTGGTGGCGCATCCCGATCTGCGAATCGCCCTATGTCGGGTCGCCATTGGACTGTGGTCGCGACATGCTGATCAATGTATCCATCGGTTTCGAGCACCACGCACTGCCGATTCAACAGGTTGGGGCTGGCCGTTCACTAAGGACGATTGCCGCCACCTCCTCAACGCCGTACCCGCCATCCTCGCAATGGCAGAGCAGAATGCGCGGCTGCGGGAGGCGTTGGAGCGCTGCCACGAAACGCTTCACGAATGCACCGCCGTGCTGACGGCAAATGACTGCAAGACGGTGGCCGAGGTGATGACCCTTGCCCGCCGCGCCCTCGCCAACAAGGACAACGCCGATCCCGTTCGGGGAGCGGATCAACATAAGGGCCTGATATGTACTCGCTTTCCAATCTGGGTCTTGGTTTGGCAGCTATGGCTGCTGCTGAGGCATCCGAAGCCAGTGCCATCACCGGAGCATTCGGCTTCGGTGACAAGGCCCTAATGAATCTCAACTGGGGCTACGCCCGAGCCAAGAAGGCTCAGACTCCCAAGAAGTCGGCTGCTGTGCTGAAGCGTCGCAAGGCGAACAAGCAGGCCAGCAAGCAGCGTCGGTCGAAATGATAGGGCTATTGATTGCTGCCTATGCAGTTGGCAGCGTAGTTTGCTGCCCACTCGAAGTAAAAAGGATAAACCATGACCAACGAAACCCATGCCGACCGTGAGGCGGTGCCCGCATTTGCCCTTGGTGATCGTGTCACCACGATAAGGGGCAGCAAGTGGACCGGACATGTTGTCGGTTTTTCCAAAACCGGCTACGCGGTCGAAAGCGAAATGGAGGAGGGTAGCGTCCAGATTCACCCGGAGGCGGCGCTTTGTCTTGCCCCTCCCGCGCAGGCAGAGGCTTCCACGTTGCCGGGGGAGGTTGTGGCGTTCCAATTAGACGTTGATCGCTGGATGGATGCCTGCTTCGGGGAGGCGATCAAGGCTGATCAGCTGGAACGAGCGGACCGCTTCACCGAGGAGGCGCTTGAATTGGCGCAGACCTTCCCTGCGTTCACAGCAGAGCGCGCTCACGCCTTGGTCGATTATGTGTTCGGAAGGCCAGTCGGCGAGCCAACGCAAGAAGTCGGTGGCGTCATGGTCACGCTTGCCGCGCTCTGCAACACGGCAGGCTTGAGCATTTCCGATGCAGCGAACACCGAACTTGCCCGCATTTGGACGAAGGTGGAGGCCATCCGAGCCAAGCAGAAGGCCAAGCCGACTGGCAGTGCGCTACCGATAGCCACCCTTCCCACAACGCCCGCCGTGGAAAGCGGGGAGGATGCAGCCGCGCTACGTGACCCTGTGGCCATCTGGAAAGAGGCGTGCATCGGGCGAGAGGGCTATTGTAGTCCAGACCTGCAAGACGCGGCCAAGCAGGCGATACGGATTGCGCAGGCCGAAGCGTCGGGCTGGTCAGGTCAACTCACTCGCTCGGCCAGTATCGACACCCCGGGCGAAGATGACCACGAGTTTCTCGCAGCTTGGCGCTTGATGGAGGCGAAGGGCTACCAGTGGTCCGAAGGCAACATTGAGAAGGCTCACCTCGGATGGCTGATGGCGCGCACCGCTCAACCCGTAACGCCCGACTTATATGCTGCAGCCAAAGCAATCCACGAAGGCCGATCAGACATCCCTTGGGAAGCCACGATCAATCAGGACTTGGCCTACCGTGATGCCCGCGCCGCCCTATCCGCCGCCGAGACCGCCATCAGGGCCAAACGGGATGCGGAGATCGTGGGGTGGTTGCGAGAAAAAGAAGGAGCGTGGCGGATGATCGTCAGCAATCACCCCGAGGTCGGCGGTCCACACTTGCCTCGTGTCCTTGCCGACGCCATCGAGCGCGGGGAAATATGATGGTCCAATTTACCTCCCTTCCTCCAGAGGAAATTGAGCGCCGCCGCCTGCTCTCGGTCGGTGTGCGCGATGATCAAAGGAAGGGCGATTGGCAGCGAGAATATCAGAAGCGCTGCGATACGTTCTTCTGGAAGCGCGGCCCCTGTTGCGCCGGTTGTGATCATTGGGCCAGTGAGGCCGGCGACATAGGGGAGTGCACCTCTGCGCCACCAGTGTCCGGCGCTCAGGTTCTCAAGAGCCTTGGAGTTGATTGGTCCAGCTACACGCCGCCGCCGGGACAGCCGTTCACAAGCCGGGATCATAGATGCGGTGCATTCCAAGACACGTTCGATTGGTCCTCGCTCGATAGCGATTATCTGCAGGCCATAGGATGGCGCGGGGACGCCGACCATGGATGAGATCGACAGGGTGATTGCGGGGCTGACGAAGGCGCAGTTGACGGCGTTGCACAACCTCGCGGTTTGTCACGAGCGGAAACCTTGGGATTGGCACGAGGCTCCGCACGACGGATGGAGAAGGGCGGGGGCAGCATGCAATGGACTCTGGCGCCTCGATCTGGCTGCAATTGGCGGTCGGCGAAAAGGTTTGACGCTCTACCGCCTCACCTTGCTTGGCCTCGAAGTCAGCGCCCGCCTGAACGCCCACCACCAACCCACAGAAAAAGAACACACCCAGAACGTAACCGATTGACCCGACTCGCCCCGCCATAGCCATGCTCTCGCCATGCCTTATGGTTCCCTCGATACAGTCGGCATCCTCGACAACGTTCTGCGCACCGGGCGCGGTATCCAGGTGGAGTGCACCGGATGTCCGGGGTTGCACCGCTTCACGCACGACGAGATCGCCGCGCTGGCTGACAAGGTGGGGCGTGATTACAACCTGCTCAACCGCCGATGCAAGTGCCGATTGACGCCGGGGTGCGAGGGCTGGAACCGGTTCTTCTTCCTGTCGGGCGTCTACAGGCCGCTTTTTACGCCGGAGCATTCGGTTCGGTGGGGTCGGTAAAGGCTTGCACCGGGAATCGTGATTTGCGATTCTGCTTGGGCAACGCAAGTCTCGGATGCACCGTCATTCGGAACTTAGACGATCAGCCTCCACCCACGGTGAAGTGCAATCGGCGGTAGGTGGAAGCCCTACTCCCCACAATCCACCGGCATCCCCAACGCCCGCTCATACCGGCAAATCCGCACCCCGGCAGCGCGTAGTCGCTTGTGGGGCTTGAGAACAAATCAAGATTCTGATACAAAACGGGCCGGAAACGCTGCTTGCAACAGCGCCCGGCCCTAACCACCACGCAAGGAATCTGCGCTATGACTAAAGCCCAATTACCCTCCATCGAATACCTCCGTCAACGTCTCTCCTATAACCCCGTCACTGGCGATATGGTCTGGCGGGAAGCCTATCCAAGTGACTTCAAGCAGGATTGGGTGTGCAGGGACTGGAATCGTCGCTGGGCCGGCGGGAAAGCGGGTTCAGACAACGGCAGGGGCTATTTAGTTCTTGGAATTGCTGGCTTTAACCTGCGAGTACATCGCGTCGCTTGGGCAATGTATACTGGGTCTTGGCCGGAGCATTCCATCGATCACATCAACGGCAATAAAAACGACAACCGGATATCCAATTTGCGGGATGTTCCGCATGAGATGAACACTAGAAATTCACCGATAAGCAGACGAAACACAACGGGGCGCGTAGGCGTACAACAACTACGGGATGCCTGGCGCGTTGAAATTGGAAGCGGAACAAATAAGATTTATTTAGGTAAGTTCACAACTTTTGCAGACGCAGTGACGGCACGTAGAACTGCAGAAGAAAAGTTAGGATATCACCCGAATCATGGCCGAAAATCCTAGTCACATGTCAGCCCACGCATCCCCATGGATTTGTGGAACTGGCATAGCCTGACGGCGGCTGAGTGGACGCGGTCAAGCGTCGCCTCAATCGCCGCCGAATACCGATCGCTCGCAGCCGGGTCCGTCAGTATCTCAACGGGAGGTTTCGGCTTTGCCTCGATCACGGCGGCTATGTCCGCAGCCGGGGGATACGCGGGGGAGGTGGTTTTGCAGGCGGTGAGGGTGAGCGTAAAGGCAACTTGTAACGCCAGCTTACATGTTCGCATCACAAGCACCTTTCTTTGTAAGCCGCCACCTTCACCAGTTCCGCCGCGCTATACGCCTGCCGCATCCGCGCGCAATTCAGCGCCACGGTGGTAGGCGGCAAGGCGGCGCGCTGCTCGACAGGCTTGGCAGCTTCCACCGCTTCGGCCTTGGTAATCGCATCGTCGCGTTCGGATCGCAGCTGGGCGTTCTCCAAGGCGTCTGCGGCGCGGTCCTCTGCAGCCACTTGTGAGGCAGGGGCGGCAGCTTGGTTGATTGCAGCCTCGTGCTGGTCGATCACCTTGGCGTCGTGCGTGTGCAGCCAGATGGCCCATGCAGCCCATAGGAGCGCGAGGAGGGCGATTGCGGCCAGAGCCAGCTTCACGCCACGTGGGAGCGCTGAGAGCCAGGCGCGGGCGGACAGGAGGGCGGCGGCGATCATGCGTCGCCCCACACAAAGCCGATGGGGTTGGGCGCGCGCCAGATCGTGTTGCCGTCGCTGTCCAGCAAGCCGGTATCGGTGGCCTCATGATCGCTGACGGTCGGCATGTGCGTCATGGGCTCATCCCACACTTCGTCTGCAATCCATGCCTTGATAGGGCGCGGCTTGGTGAAATATCGACTCATGGCTTCAATTCCTCCGCTACGTCCTGTGCGGCGCTGGCAGCGGCTTGGGCGCCAAGGGCCGGACCCGAACCTGTCGCGGCTACCACGGCGTCAGCCAGCTTGCCGGTGTTGTCGGCGCGCTTCTCGTCCAGAGCGTCCTGACCGGCGCGGTTCGTGAAGTAGTGCCCCAGCGCCATCAGGGCCATGCCGGACAACTGCCCGACCATGTACGTGATGATGTCCTTGTTGCTGGCAGGCAGGTTCTTGAACAGGAAGAACGGCAGCATCCCGATGAACGCGCCGGTGAGCATGAACGCCAAGCGGTTGCGCATGAGGTCCGGGGAGGAGGTCACAACATCCACCCTTTGATCTGGGCAAGCCGGGCCTTGCGGTCGTTGAGCCCGTTCGTGCCCCCGTTGATCCGCTTGGTGATGCCCACCACGTCGTCCTTGTCGGCCAGCGCATTGAGGTTGCGAGACCGCCAGTATTCCAACGCGATTAACAGCCCGACCGCAGGCGTGGCAGCGAGCGCGGGATTGCCCTCAAGGTCGAGCCCCAGGCGTTTGCCATAGTCGCGATAGTTGGCGCGGCCTGTCAGCTGCAAAGGCCCGCGACCCTTGTACCGGAGGCCATCGCCGGGCTGCGTGTTGCCCAGATCGGCGCGGCCCTCGTAGCCCTTCTGCGCGGCAGTCGGACCCCAGATTTCCTCCATGTACCGGAAGCCACCGCTCTCATGGCTGACTTGCGCGAGGAAGTGGGCGAGCCGCAGGGCATTGTCCATGATGCCGTATTCCGCGAAGTGCTTGACGGCAGTGTATGCCAGCCCTTCCGCGCGATCGGTGGAGGCTCCCATCTTGCGAAACAGCGCGGCGAAGGAGAGGGGGCCGAATTGGCCGTCTGCTTTCACGCCAAGGGTGGTTTGGAGTTTGCGGGTGTCGATCATGGCGCTGCTCCATGCGGCTCAGAATGGTTTTGCACCGGATCGCGCCGTTCGACGGCAAGCGGCGCCTCGATCTTGGTCACGGTGGTGGGAGGTGAGCCAATCACGCCTGTCGCCCGCCCGATGATATACATCGCCACGAACAGGCTGAACACGACCGGCCCCCACACACGCAGGGCACCGATCGCGCCCATGGCCCCGCGCTGCTCGTCATGCGTGCGCTCAAGGGCATCGACACGCACGGCCAAGGCGCTAACAGCCTCGTGGACCCGCTGCTCCTCGATCCGCGCCAGGCGCTCCAAAATCACGACCTGCGTTGCTTGCATGTCGCGCATTACTTCACCGTTCACGCGCACGCTTTCCGCAAGCTGCTTGATAACCTCGAACTGAAAGCGCGTGTCACTCTCGGTCATGGTGGTGCCTGTCGATCATGGGGCGCATGGCTCTTGTCCGGTGGGGGTCACAGAACAGGTGCCTGCGCTGCGAGGATGTTGGGACCGGAAAGGGGGTGGATGCCGTCAGGGCTGGCAGGCGTACCCAGCACGGCGCGGCTCTTATAGACCCCGGCATCGCGCCCATTCTCCATCGCGTCCGCCACGTCGATGTAGTGGGTCTGGCCGGCGATGGCCTTGGCGCGCACCGAGTTGTTCCCCGCGATGCGTTGGGCGTTCTTTGACGAATCGGACACGCTCTGTGAAGTCGGAGAGGTGAACGACGACATGTTGCCCATGACCGTCGCATCGACCTGACCAGTCGTGACGATGCATTCGACCCAATTCGACCCGCTCGCTGAAACCGCCTTGTTCGCCACGTTGTAGATTGTGGGCGTCATGCCGGTAATCGTGATGGCATCACCCGTCTGCGGCAGATTGTCCGTGTTCGTGAAGTAATAGCGAAACACGTTCGACGCGCTGGTGCCGGTGTTCGTCGCGGACAGCACCGGGCGTGCGTCGATCGCCAGGATCGGATTGCAGGTTGTACAAATGACCCGTGCCGCGCTGCCTTTCCATTTGGCGATAGCCGTCCCGCGCCGGGTGACGGTATCCGTTGCAAGCAGATTTTGGTTGTAGTCGTTTGCGCCAAGCTCATCTATCAATGTGTTCCACGTCACGCCCATGGCTGCGATCATCGCATTGGTCAGCGGCTGTGTGCCGTTAGCCCAATCGAAAGCGCGCGAGCCGGAACGGCAGATGTTGAGATAGGAGCTATTGACAGTGAATCGGCGCTCGATAGGCCCGATGTTGCCATATGCATCCATGGTGCCGACATTTCCGACGTTCTCGGCCTGACCACCGCCGATGCTGTCGCCCATGAGCAGGACAACCTCTGTCACCGCGCCATCAGCATCACCAGTCAGGACAGGGAAGTAACCATAGCTGACGGCCACGGTGGTCGGCTTGGTGCCAGCGGCAATGCGGTCAGTCAGTGTGCCCATCGCGCCGCGCTCGCTACGGTCGCCTGCCGACAGCACCAGCAGGCGCTGGTTGTTTACCGGGAAGAAGTTGCCGCTGGCTGCGACACGGGGCTGGCTGTAAATTCCAAAAGCAGCACCGTCAGGGATCGAAAGGCCTGTGATGGCATCGGAGAGCATACCCCACTGCGCGATCGGCACTGTGATGCTGCGCTGGCCGCCCAGAGTGAAGTTGTAGAGCGTGCCAGAGCCCAGAGGGTATTCGATTGCACCTGTCCAGGTGAAATCCGCACTAGGGGCTGTTTCTGCCATTGTGGAGGCGCGCCAGAACGAGGGCAGAGCAGCGCGCAGGTTCGACAGGGTGCGCCCGCTGCGGTTGTACGCTACCTTGTAATAATTGCCGTCACCTGCCGTATCGTGGATGATTGTCGGCAGGTCGTTACGGGTTCCGGCGAACACGCGGACATAAGAAACACCCAAATTAAAAATGCGACGCCGCATCGCGGCAGATCGTCCGTTACCCGGCATAGCTAGTTCCTTGATACTGGAGTGATATTGGCGATGGCATGGCTTGCCTGGCGTAAGCGGCCAACTTCGGATCGCGCAGTTCTGCGGCGACCTGCGCTTCGGTCATCTGACCCGAGCGGATGCAGGCAATGAGATGGGCCCAATGGCTCATTGCGGATCATCCTCGCCCTGCCGCAGCACTTCTACGGTTGTGGGCCGGTCCTTTGCCATCTGCCGAACCGAGTCCTGGATAGCCTTTAGGCGTTCAGCGATCTCTTCTTCAGTCAGAGAACCCTGTTGGACGGCTGCCACCAAACCGGCAAAGCGACTCATGCCACGCTCTCCATCTTGATCTTGTATGGAACACCTGCGACCGTCACGGTCATGTACCGAACAGTGGTCGCGGCAGGGGCTGACGCAGTGACGGTGCCATCCATCACGACCGAACCCAGCCCAAAGGTGCCGAAAACCGTATAGGTGCCGTTGAAGATCGAGACGATGCTGCCGGTGAACTGCGCCCAATCGTAGGGGGCTACGTCAGCCAAACTGTTGTAGGTAATCTGGCAACCATAAGCGGCGAAGCGCGAGGGGTCGTTGGCAAGAGGATTTTCGAAAAGCGGATCAACACTCTCAATGCGAGGGCTGTAGAGCGATAAGACCGTCGCAGCGTTTGGGTTCTCCAGCAGAGACCCGAACGAGTGAGCGTTGTAAGTGGTGAGAGTGAAGCCCAGAACCTTCGAGCTAGCCCCAGACATGAACTTAACGCTCGATGATTGCCCAGCGCCCTCGAACAGAATGCTTTCCAGCACGAATGTCTCGATGCGCTGGAATCCTGCGTCGGGAAATGCTACCTCGATCGGCGGTTGGCCATAAGCTACGATATAGCAATCACGCATCGCAAAACCCTCGGTTCGGGCGATATAGATGGGTGATTGGGTGGCACGACGGATAGCAACCCCGCTGCCGCCGAATGTGCCGCGGGCTGTCGTATCGACGTTGACGGTGAATGTGGTTGATGTGCGCGCGCTGACCGTACCGATCACAGTCGGCATAGTCGGCATTCCGGCAATGTACTGGAACACCGCCTGATCGCCTATCTGAAAGGCATGACCGGGCGCCGTGATAACAGCATTGGCGGCGTTTGAAATGCCGGTGATCGAGGCGATATTCTCATCAGCTGGCAGATACCGCCAATCGCAGTTCAGGAACTGCTTGTTAATGAAGCTCGTCCCGCCGGTCATCGTCGTGGCATAGTCGGACGTCATTGCATGGGCGTCATAGCCCTCGTGGATCGCTACGCGCGCGGTATGGTCGCGGTTGTAGATCGTGCAGTGATCCCATTGCGTGGTTTCCTGCCCATAGTCATGCACCGCCGCGCGGGAGAACCAGCCATCGGTGAAGCATTCCTTGAAGCTGGCATTGTCGCAGAACCCGCCAGGAGTGCCGCGCTGGGCCTGAAATGCGACGGCGGGCCGGTTCGTTTTGTCGCCCCACACGCCGACGCTATCGAACGTGTATCCGCGCGTGCCGATCAGATCGAACACCGCTTTCCCCGTGCAGGCGCCCAGGATATAAAGGTTTACAACCTTGAGGTTCCACGCCTGAAGCCCGGTGAAGTTGAGGCTTTGCGTCGTGCGATACAGCTTGTTTCCGCCTGCAATCTCAACCGAAGCAAAGCCATTTGCTGTCAGCAATGCGCGTGCGGCTGCAGCCATATCATTGAGCGGGATGGCATCGTCTGCCACGCCATCGCCCACGGCCCCGAACTGCATCGGCGACAGGGTTATCTTTACAAACTCAAGCTGCTGCGCAACCCACACGGCACTTGGATAGCGGTTGATCTCGATCGACGCGGCGCCCTGACGGCGATAGAGAATTGAATAGTCATTGGCACCCCCCGCCTGCGGCACGCTGAAATATCCACCATCTTCAGTCGCATCCAAACCGGCTGCTATCGTGGGGAAAAGGCGTCCCGCCTGTGTGGCAATCTCAGCAGACAAAGCAGCGTTCGCGCTTGCCGCCCTTGCTGGTGCGGCGAAGTCGTCGATCGACACGGCGCTGGCTGCGCCATCATTGGTAAAGAACAGGGCTTTGCCAGTCCGACTATCCAAGTCCGGAAGAACAAATCCGCTTTCTCCCATCGGAACCGTGAGCCCGCGCTCTACGTCGCGTTTAAGCGCTTGGTCTCGAAGGGCTGAACGATCATATCCTTCATTAACGGGCTCGGCCAACCAAGCTGATCCGTTTTCAAATTCAAGATCCTGGGTAAAAGACGGATTCAAAAATGGAATGACAAAAGCGCCATCTGATGGCGCGCTTTGAAATGTTACCGACCCACCACCCGCGCCGGCGATTACAACGTCAAACAGGACCGGGCTGACCGTTACCCCGTTGACCTGCACACCAACCTCGCTTGCCGATGGCGCGACAAACGTGAACGGGAAAACCGTTGTCACGCCATTGGCGAGATACGGCCCCGAAAAGGCATTGTCGGTGGAAACAGCCATTTATCGCCTCGCCTAGATGGCGATGGCTTACGGGACGAGGTAACGGGGTTGAATCGCGCGGGGTCAGTCGTCCTTGATCTTGCCTGTAGACAGGCCCTGCAGCCAATCGCCAAACGTCTCGGGGTCAGCATCCCCTTGGCCAACATCAACAAGAAACTGCGTGGCACTGGCGATCTGGCCCGGCACAAGACCAGTCGAATATCCCACGGCCTCAAGAACGTCCTTGGTGGCGTGTTTCGTTTTCTCGCCCTTCGCCACCTTGGCGGCAGAGCCGGCGCCCTTCACGAAGGACTCCAGGGCGCGTGCCACTGGCGAGATTGTGGGCGCAAACACCTGATTGCCCACAACGGCATTCCATGACGGCTCGAAAACATCGCGCGCCACCGGGATAGGCCCGATCGCGTTTGCCAGGACTTTTCGGCTAAACCACTGGGCCCACCATTCGTCATCGTCTGGCCCAGCGCTGGCCCCAACCGATGCGCGCAGCAGTTCCGTTGCGATCGTCGGCAGGATCAGCAGGAAGAAGGCGCGGGCGGCCAGACGCGGAACGTTGCGCGGACGGCGCTCGTCTTGCCCCCCGATGTCGCGACCCAGCGTCCTCTCACGCTGATACTGCGCCGAAAAATAACTATAGAACATAGTCATGAGTTTAAGCGCCTCGCCCCATTTCCCCGTGCCACGCTGGATCGCGGCCAAGTCCTTCGGAGCCCCGGAGCCCTGCGATTGGCGCACAGCCTTGTCACCAGCATAGGCAGCATCCCGCTCGCTCATGCCGGCAGCCAAGGCGTTGTTGTAACCCGCCATCCAAGTGGGCACGGATACTACGCGGTCGATGTAACCGATGCCATGATAGAAGAACCGCCGACCATCAACCACCGTGCGCGCCGCCCTCCCGACCGGATTGGTAGCCGCGAGACGGTTGATTTCGGCGCTAACGTCGCGGTCCAGCGTGTCCATGCGGTGACGCACTTCGTCCGATCGCTCCATGACAAAGCGGGTCGTCTCGATAGGATGCGCGCTGAAACTGGCCACAGCCTTGGCGATTGCCGCCTCGCCCACAACTTCAGCAGAGTTTGAATAGCCCGCGATCTGCGTCACCATCGTTGTGGCGCGAAGGCCCATGCCGACCGCCGTCACGTTTGCGCGCAGCTTGCCGAGAAAGTGGCCAAACCCTTCATTGCCGGCGCGTTCCATCGCCCAGGCATTGGCGACGTGCTTCACCCATGGGCGGAATTGCTGGCCAATCTCTTGCCCCAAGGCGCCCTCGACCGCGCGCCTCACTTGCTCGCTCGACAGGAAACGATTGGCTTTGATAACCGCCTCGCGATGGGTGACATCATGGATAACCTCGCCCAGATGCCGGTTGATCACGCCAAGATCCAGGAGGATCGGGCGTTTTACTTGCTCTGATCGCTCCTTGGTTGACGAGGCTCGCGTGGTAGCCCGCGTGTATCGGCTTTCGAATACGTCGCTCTCGCGCCCGCTATGTTGTTCTGCGCGATAATCACGGCTGCTGTCATAGATCGCCGGGTAGTAGCCACCCTTCATTTTCGTGCCGTTGCCCAGCGTAAATTCGCGCGGCGCGATCTTCTCAGGAGCTACCCCGTTCACGCGGCGCTCCAACGCCTCAATCTGAGGCCACAGGGTGTCTATCGTGTTCCATACCCCTTGAACGAACGTCCATTCGTCAGCAGTCAATGTCTGGTCAAGATGGCTGATGATCGCCTCAGGATTGACCCGATAGCCATCTGCGAGGCGCTGCAGGTTACCTTCGTTCCCGACATTGAGCGCCATGGCGACAAGCTGCTTGCGATTGACCCGCATCGGTCGCTCGGTATGGGGATCGATAAACGGCGGCGTCTCTACGTCATTCCATCGCTCGACCGTTGACGCTGGAACAGCTTCAAACAGCGCCTTGATCCGGCCATAGTAGTCCTTGAGCATATCCTGCTCTTGCGCCTGAGCCTCAGCTACTGGACGAAAAGCAACCCGGTTGAAAATCCCATTAGGGTCGCCGCCGTCGAGCCAATCGAATACTGTCTCCATTTTGAGAAGGGACGCGTCGATACTGAACACGCGCGACTTCAATCCGTCCCACCAACCGCGCTCCGCCAGATCGGCAGGCGGCTTACCCCGCAGATTGCCGGCAGCGTCAACCGCCTCGTTAATCACTGCTTCCCATTCGCGCTCTTCCTGGTTGTCCAGCAAGGTTTGCTTGAGCCGGCCCAGGTGCATGATCTGCTTGACGGTTTCGTCCAGCGTGAGGATCGCATCGGCGGGAAGCTGGCTCCAGTTGGTCTGTCCCAGCGTCACTTCGAAGGTGTCAGGCACGATGACATCGTATCCCTCCGTCTCACGCGCCTGCGCCCATGCAGCGAACCGCCCTTTGCGCTTTTCATAAATTTGTGAGCGCCGTCGCAGATCGACGGCCTCCAGCAGCGTTTGAGCCTGTTCAAGATACTCCTGATCTACCGATTTGCGCGTTGTCGCGCGCGCGATGGCATCCATGCGCTTGACCGCAGATTCTACCTCATCAGCCGCCGCCTTGGCCTCAGTGATCAAGGCGCTGTTGAGCATCTGAAACTGTTTCTGTCGATACGCTTCTTCCCGGTCACCCTTGGCCAGCGCTTCCTCTGCCAGGCGCCCGGCCTTCGCGGCGTTGCGCGCATGTCGCTGGATGGCCCCGGGCGATACCTCATCCACCCAGCGGCCTGAGCGAACCTTGCTGCGCGCCCAATCTCGCGCAGCCCGGTACGGAGTAGGGCGCCCGCCTGTGGTGCGACCAAGCACACGTATCTCGGCAGCGATGACCTCGCCCTGCTGCTCGTTTTCGACCGCCGCCAAGGCTTCGCGCTCTATCGATCCATCGTTCAGCGGATCGCCATAGCGGCGGTTCATTTCCTCATCGGTTGCGGTTTCGATGGCCCGCTCCCGCATAGACCTTGGATCACCTCCCTCCTTGGCTTGCCGGTGCGCTTGCTCCGCACCAATCAGAGATTCCAGCATTTCCGTTGCCGAGCGATAACCAGACATTTCAGCGATCGTTTCGGGATTGACCCCGCCGTCGCGATACAGCGGCGGAACGCGCTTTGGCAGCAGTTCCAGCGCATCCAAGGCCATGCGATCGACAATCCATTCCTTGCTGATGCGATCGGCCTTGATATTGGCAAGCGCGCGGTAAACAGGAGATGCGTCTATCCGCTGCACTTGCTCCTCGCGCACCCCCTTACGGGCTTCACGATAGCGCTCCGTCTCACGGCGGCGGATGGCCTTCATGGTCTTGTCGAGCAGAGACGCATGGCTGGCTGCCCGCGCTGCACCTGCCTGCGCCTGGTATGCCTGAAATTCAGCATCGCTCATGCCAACGCTGGCGGCATCCTTGAACAGCGCAGCTATGCCCTGGCGCTCCTGGGCTGCTGCGATTTCCTCATCGGTCGCCAGCATGCGGTCAAAGACTTCGCGAATTTCCGAAGAGATCGGCGCGCGAAGATTGGCCACCGTCTTGTAGATCGAGACCATCCACTGCCGAACGTTTTCGAAAATGCGGGTGAGGGCAGGCGTGGGCGCCTTGCCTTCCATGAAATAGGCCTCGATGCCCCGCGCAAACAACTCGTGCGCATCGGTCGGGATGGCGCCCGAAAAGCTTTCTGCCTCCGCCTCACCGCGCCTGCCGAAGCTGGCAATCGCATCCTTGTTAAGCACCGCATATTCAACCCGTCCGCGCGGGTCTTTACCATAAACCGCGTCAACGCCACGCGCCCGGTATTCTGCAATCTGTGCAGCCGTAAGCCGAGTGATGTCGCCTTGCTTTTCCTCGATCACCGCATCCGGGGAAAGCCGAACCTCATAGACGCTGCCATTCGCTCCAGCATAGCCTTCAGCATCCGAGATGCGATCTTCTGCGGCGGCATAGAAACCGCCATATTGGCGCCCCTTCTTGCCTTGCTTCTGCAACGCTGGATCGCGAAGTATCTGCACATCGTTGAGAGTCAGATTGGCGTTGGGGGAACCGTGGAGAAGCGCGACGCCCTTTGGTCCACCGATCGGGTGGCCGTTCGCCGCAAACCAGCGCTGGACAGCGGCCCAATCCGCTTTTACCTGCTCAGGGGCTTCCGGCAGACTGGCATCGAAACGCAGTTCCTCCAGCCACATATGGCCGAGCTCATGGATTGGCGTCGACAGATTGCGGCTTTGAAATAGCTCGATCGTTTGCCGGCCCTGGTCAAATACGATCTGGCCGCGCGCGTCCTGTTGGTATGCCCGACCGCTTGCTGGCGGTTTCGCCATGTCATCGATCACGCTGCGTATCTCAGCGTCGCTCATTTCGGACGGCGAATGCCCGGCTTCATCAAGCATCTGGCGCAGGTCTTCCGCAGAAGCCCGAACATCATCTGTCCGATTATCCGCGTATCGAGGCCGGCCCGCTATTTCTTCAGCGATCGCATCCAGAAGCGTTTGCGTATCAAGGGTTGAGGGACCAGCCTCATTCTCGACGTTGGCCAAGTCAGGGAAATAGCCGGCAGTGATCGCAGCCTGGAGCGTGTTATCCAGCCCATAGTCACCGATGCCGGATAGGCCGCCCATCATTTCGGTTTGGCGCGGATCAAAGCCTGTCAGGTATTTTGACGGAACCCCCATCGATGCCAGATCACCGCCGACATCGTTCACGCCGCCGCGCTTCTTGATGAAATCCAACAACGATGGGCCGACGCCGTAATTGGCATCCGCCCGCTTGCGCATGGCATTGATAACAAGATCAAGGCGATCGGCCTGCCGCGCCTGTGCAACGCTTTCAGGCAGCACTTGCCGCACATCGAGATTGTTGAACTCGTCGCCCTTCAGGTCCATGCCAAGGCGCGCAGCCCGTGCCTGGGCGCGCTGCACGGCAATCTCTGCATACTGCCGCGCCACGGGAGACGTGAACGAGCCGCCGAACATCGTGGCGACCTGATCCACCAGTTTATCCCGCACCGATTTACTGGCTTGGTCAGCCTGATCGCGAACCCGCATTTCATCTGCAGCCCGTCCGATCACATCGCTCATCGCGTCGTCAAAGGCCTGCGCTTCACGTGGCGAGATACCGCCTTGCGTCAGGCGCACATCGTCCTTGATCGCATCCCACGCTGGGGTGCCGACCACATCAGTAAGGAAATCCTCGATCGGCATGACGACATCGCCGCCCGATTGGGCCGCTTCCTGCCAACCACGCCACAATCCCGGATCAGCACCGAGATCATCGCTTTGCTGCATCAGTGTTCGGATGGCATCGCCGGGGATGAACACCGATTGCGCGTTGGCATCCTGCGCATGCTCGCGGATCAGGTCCCGAAATGCTTCCGGGTCGCGCTGCTTGAGTTTGGAAGACGTTGCGGCGGTAGCAGCCTGATCAAGAAAGGTGCGCTCAGCCTGCGCCTGACGGGCATCCTGGACGCGGCCTGCAACAGATGCCGTGGCGTCGGTGGCGCGGTGTACAGCGCCGACAAGTGCAGTCGTGCCGCCAACACCGCCGATGGTCGCCAAGGTGGTGTCTAGCGCCGCTTGGGGGCGCGCCTTGAGGTAATCCGCGAATGTCTTGTTGCGGTTCTCCGGGAGATATGCCCAATCTGCCAAATCCTGCACGACCGTGGCGGTGTTCTCGCCAACCAGCTCTTGGCTGAGTTCGCGCAAGACCGTTTTACCAAACGGTGTTCGCCGCGTGATCAGATCCGCCAGCGTGCCTGCCGGCATGTATTCCGTCAGCGCCTCGGTGCCGCCTTGGGCCAAGCCGTAACGCAGCGCCTCAGGACCGCTGAGGCCTTTGCCCAGCCCTTCTTGGTAAGACGTGGCGCCAGTCGTTGCGCCGATGAAGCCGGTGCCGATGGCCGGGGATCGGGTTAGTGCGGTGAGCGCAGCGGCGGTCAGAGACGAGGGGATACTCCGCACACCCTGCAAGATTGAGGTCGATGTTTTTCCCCGGCCTTTGGGGAAGGCGGCATCTCCTCTGGCGGTATAATCCTTGGAATAGGATGCCTCCTGATCCAGGAGTGCTCTGGCACCATTGGGGTTGGCGATCGGCAACAAGACTTGGTCGATTGACCGGGAAAGATCGTTGATGCCCCGCGCGCCATCTTGAAGGCCCGCATTCAGCGCGCCGGGAATGCCGGTGACAAAACTCTTGAGCCCGTCCCAGGCTTGGCCAAGTAGGCTGAGATTCTGCGTGTCATCCGCCGCCGCCGCAGCGCCGCGTGGATTGGCAATTGCCCAGCGACCCGTGGCGTGATTCGCCTGCGCGACATCGGCAAACCGCTTGGCGGTCAGCGCCTTTTCATAGGCATCGGCGTTGCCCTCGACATCGGACGGGTTCTCGCCAGCATCGCGCGCAATGCGTGTGGTCCGCGCCACATCGTCGGGGTTGCCGCTTTCGAGAATGGTCTGGCGAGCATCTTTCGCTCGCATGTTGGCCAGCGTGTCCGCTACCGGATCTGAAGCGCGGGTTTGACGCCGCTGCCTTTCGTAGTAATCGAAGGGAATAACGGGGCCTGCCATGCCTCCGGGATAGGCTCGGGGCAGGGGGCATTGAATCGCGAGGCCTTATGGACGCCGACACGGTATGGGGATCTGTCTTTGCTGTTTACGTCCTGCTTGGTCTTTACCCGATGAGCGAATCAGCGGTGAAGCCCAACAAATCCCTTCCTGACGAACTGTGGCGAGAACAGTGGTCGCGAGATTATTGGAAAAGAAGCCGCTTGTTGGTTTATTGGTGCGCGGGGCTGATCTTGCTTATCATAGCTTGGTCAGTGTTTCAGTGACGCTGCCTAAGACCCCCAGCCTGCACCCACTGCTGGTACGCCGAAACCATATCGCCATTTGTGGGCGGACGATTGCCCGACCAGCTTGACATAAATTTCTGCCGAAAGTCGTCCGGCACATCAGTCAACAGTTCGTAGACCGGTTTGCTGGAGCGGCCAAGGATACCGCCAGCGTTCGGGATCTGTCGCATGCCGGACTGGAAAATGGTCGATACGTCCTGCTTCGTCAGAGTGCCCTTTTTCTGGTAGACCTGCGACAGCGATCCGCTCATGTAATCGTACATGGCGACCTTCTGCCGATCGTCCAGCTTGAGCCCGTTGTGCTTATCCTGAAAATTGATCTCGGACTGGATTTGGCCGCGATAATCCACTTCGGAATAGGTTTTGGGCGGCCTACTCGCGAGATCGGCCTGCTTCATCGCCAAGGTGTTCAACTGTGCAGCCGGGATCACACCGACGTATTTCTTCAGGTCTTGTGACTTGAAGCCGTCAGGGTCAAACCGCGCCTGCGCCTCAAGCTGCCACGTTGCCGACTGGCCGCGATCCGCCGTTTCCTGTTTGGCCTTTGCTTCTGTGATGCGGCGCTCCGCCGCCCCATATTCAGCCATATCCACGGGCGCCAGATTGTCGCGGACGGCTTTGGGCAGCATAGAGACCTTAAAGTTGTCGCCAGCGTTCAGGGCGATCGTGCGGGCTTGCTCATCGGCGCTGCGGTGCTGTTCCTTGAGCAGGCTCTCATCGGTCGCCATGCGCTTATCCCAGACCTGCTCGACCCGCTTCGTGACCTCTGGCGACCAACCTTCCGATAGCGCCTTGTCCTTGATCTGCTGATAAATCGCAGGACGGTCCCATTCACGCGGCGCATTCGTATATCCCACCGCGCCACCAAGCCAGCCCTTGGCCTTCTCTTTATGCGCGCCGAGGATCTGCTCCACATGCGTCGTGACGGTGCCATTACCGTCGCTGGCATTGTAGCGGCCTGGCGAGCCGGCGTTGATCGTGGAATAGAGATCCATCACGCCCATGCCGGATTTGAAGCCGCGATCCTGCAGATAATCGCCAACCGCCTTTGTCCAGGCCTCGGGAGACGATGACTTGTCTATGCCGTATTTCTTGCGTTCCGCAGGGCCGAACTGGATCAGGCCCATATAATTCCCGCCCTTGCCGCCCATGATCGTGGGCGAAAAGGTGCCTCCCGTCTCGTAGGACATCACCGCAGCCATGTCCGCAGGATCAAGGCCGAAGCGTTTGGCGACATTGACAGCTACACTTTGCCACGGTCCAGTTGCTGCCGCAGGCGCGTTTCCAGCTGTCGGAGCGACCTGGATCAGATCGGCGCGGTAGTCATCCACGCGATCCTGCAACGGACCCTGCATCCGCGCCAGCGTCTTTGTATAAAGGTCGCCGGTCATCTCATCACGGTATGCGCCAAGATATTGGCCCACCGCGTCGATGTCAGGATCAGGCGCCGAGAACATGCGGTCCAACACCCCGCCGTGCATTTTCGTCAGCGCGGCTTTTTCCGCAACAGCATAGGCGGTAGGGTTGGCCTTTTCGTCCCAGCCCTCGAACTGCAGCTGCCGGCGCACACTGTCGCGCAACTGCAAACCTGAATTGTCCCGAAAAGCCGGATTGTCGGACGCCACGGCAGCATCGACGAGCGCACTTTGCTCGATCCCGAAGCTGGCCTTGGTTTCTTCATTGGCCTGCCCAAGCGCCCAATTAGCGCCCATGCTCCGGGCTGCGCCATCAGACTCCAACAGCCCCATGGCGATCATCTGGCGCTGGCGCGGGGTCTTGGCGGACTCCAGCACATCGGTTTTGATCTTGTCGAGGGTCTCGTTGAATCCCTGTTGCCCGGCCCGCGCCTGGCCAAGCTTCAATTGCTTGAAGCCGTCCAGCGTCGTTGAAATCTGTTGGCGAGCGCCGGCAACTGCTATGCGTGCTTGGGTTTCGTCATTGACTGCGTTGATCTTATCCTGCTGATCGGCAAGGCCGGCAAGACCCTTGAAGCCTTCGGCCAGCATCTCCAAGCCGGTCGGCCCCTCAGGCGCACGAAAGCGAGCTCCTGTCGTCTGGACGGGTGCAACCTGGCCGGGCTGATACGTGGGAACGCGGGGCATTATGTGCCGCTTTTCATCTTGTTATATTGGTTGGCGCCGGAAAGGATCGACGATCCCGCATCGAACCCCGACTTGATCAGTGCCATGGTTCCAGCTTGACGCGAGGCCGATGCTTGCCCGGTATAGTTTGAAGCCTGAATGTCATGGCCGCGCACGTTCTGCGCACCCTGCTTGTAGATGCGATTAGCATCCTCGCGGCCCAGCATTTCGGTGTCGTCCTGTACCCATTGCGCTGTGCCCATATCGACACTGACGCCGCCTGCCGCAGCGCGGGCACGTTGAGCACCTTTCAGCTGGCCAACTTTGCGGTAGTGGTCCAGCGCCGCCTCGCGCGTGTTTTCCATTTCCTGCTGGCCGGCTTCGCGCTCCATATCGGCATTGCGATCAGCAATCTTTGCCTGAAACTTCGCCTGCGCGTTGGCAGCGAGGCCACCAGTGATGGAGCCCGCCGCTGCCAGTCCCGCTGCTATGATAGGAAGCGCTGCTGGTCCGCACATTCACCCGATCCTTTCGAAATGCCGGAACGGCACGCCGCGTACCACCACGTGTTCCTTGGCCACCGTGAACCCCCAGCGCTCAAGCAACCGGATGGCGCGCCGATTATCCGCAGACACTAGGTTGCATAGCCGCAGCGATGAATCGCCCATGCGCGCCAGGATACCGGGCCCCCACATCAAGAGCGCTTTACCGTGACGGTAAACCTCATCGGTCCCCAGAAACCAAGGCGTCCCCACCCGGTCTATCAGGCTTTCAACGACCACTCCAAACACGGCCTCAGGCCGGCCATCGACAAGCGCGGTCCATGCTTTGTCGCTGGTCACGACGCCGTGGCGAAGCGCGTCCTTGCCGCTGCGGCCCATCGCCTCGCATTCGCGCCGGTCAATATCACGAAGGCGATTTGCCACCGTATTGATATGCCTCCACTCTGCTGGAACGATGCGGATGCGCTGATCCATCAGCCACCGATCACCATGTCCCGCGTCACGCCCAGAACCGTCATTGGCAAAGGATCGACAGAGCGTATCCAGCACGTGACTTCGTTCCACGCCTTGCCATCGGTGGACAAAACGTAATCATCGCCATTCATCAGATCGTCGGGCGCGCCATAGGCTTCACTTGTGCGGCTTTTGATCAGGAACAAATGCTCAGCATCGATGCCCGCGTAGACCGATCGGCTATCGCGAAGGATCAGGCAAACGTCGCCCGTCTGCTGGCGCCGGCCAGTGTTGTTTCCACCGTCTGGCAGGTTGGCCCTGATCGGCAAAAGGTCTATGTCAGAGGTGTAGGGCAGGCCAAATGTCACCCGCTTTGCGGTAGGCTTGTTCGGCGGCAACGTGACGTGTCCGTTCGTGACGGCAAGGCCATGTACGACCACTCCGTCAACCAGCCCCGATACCGTGCGGCCCTCCAGATGCCATAGCCCGGAAAACGTAGATTGCGGCTCATCGAACGATGCCGAGATAGCGCAGTCGAGATACACGCTGCTGGCCACATCGTCCCATAGTTGCGGGGCCATGCGCTCCACAAAGCGCCGGGTCACGCCGCCCACAATCCTATCCACCAGGAAATAGACCCGGTTCTCACCGCCCTCGGATATGCTGATACAATCCACAAATGACCCATCCGTCTCGCAAATGGTCCACCCCCATACGTTTTGATCCTGCTCCCAGGTGAAGCATAGCAGGGCTCCATCCGACCTCACGGCCCAGATCATGGATCGAGGCTCTTGCGCATAGCACCACGCTTTGATCGAAAAGCCCTCGAACAGGTGCGGCGAGAAAATCGAAACATCGTTCGACTTCTGGCCATCGTACTCAAAGCTATACTGGATCGTGCGGACGGACGAGCCTACGGATGGTGCGTAGAAAACGACGTTATCGATAACCAACGCACCAAGCCGCGACGCCCCGCGCCCGATCTGGCGCTTCACCGAAGGAGGCGAATTGCCCGTCAGGATGCCGCCCTGGCCATCGCCATCGACCGTAAAGATGCTGTCGGACGTAAGCGCCAGCAGGCCCGTGGTGGATACCAGCTGGTTGATCGAGTTGACCCGGCCCGCCACGATCGAAAACGCGATGCTGTCATCCTCGCGCAACGGCTGCGATCGGTCCATGTTTTCAAGCAGCGCCGATCGCGTAGCCCATATGCCGTTGGGCGTGTTATAGGATCGCGCCCACATCGCCCGCTGCTCGAACAGGGCAACGGTAGACGGATAATCCCCAGCGCCGGGGAACGGGTTGTAGGCCTCAGGAGGCGCGCGATCGAGAGCGGGACCTATATTGTCGTCGCGGAATGTCAGCTTATCGGTGGTGCCGATGTATCCGAAAAACTGCGAATTGTCGGCTTTGTAGACGTTATACCGATCTGCGCCCGAAACCGCCGCCCATCCGAATGTGACGTAGTTGCGCTTGAGGGAAAGATCGACCGTGGCAGTCTGAATGCCTGATGCCCGGCTCTCTTCCCCGGTGTCCTCATTCACGGCGGTGACGCAATACGACACGGGCTGCGGGAAAAAATTGTCGCCGTCGTTCTCGGAATCCACATTGGGCTGCGTGGGAACGATTGTCGTGCTGCCGGGCGCAGCCAGGACGGGAGAGAACGTCACCTTGATAAACCGCCAGTCGGTATGGCCGTAGCGCACCAGTTTCCACGGCTCATGGTCGATGTGCGCCATATACATGGTGTCTGCGGTCTGCTCGTAATCGACCTCAGACAGTTCAACGCCGTTGTAAGGTGTCGGGGCGATATACGCGCGCGAAACGCCCATCAGTCCACCCCATAGTCGGGGCGGAATGGTTCGCCAGGCTTGATCACCACGGGCCGCGTCGGTGGCTCCACAACTGGCGGGACAACCGGAGGCGGCGGCGGCGGATCTGGCGTAACCGTCCTCGTGATCCCGCCTGTTGCCCCGGTAAAAGCAGGCATCGCGCTGGTGTCGATGTTGATGGAAAATGTATTGTCGTCGATAACCTGCACCACCTTGGCGATGCGACCGTTTAGCTGCTCGCCCAGCGCGCCGTTGATGCCATTCAGGAACACGCGATTCTCGGCTACATACGCATGGTACGCGGCTGTGATGGCAGCATTCGGCGCATTGGTTATACCGGTGATGGCAAGCTCATCCTCTACGATGCGCCCGCCCTCGGTCATCGGTGCCATATAGGCCTGCCCCATCTCAATGGCATAGGTCTGCGTCAGGCTGAATTGAAACGGGACAAGCCGGTTGTCGCCCAAGGTGTCGAAGACCTCTCCCACCAAGTGCGTGCCGGGCCGCTTGGTCAGGCCCCCATACTTGAGGACCATGACGTTGCGCGCTTTGCGCACGCCAGAGTTCCAAGCCTCGACATCGAACCGGCCATAGAGATGGGGCGCGATCTCACCGCGCGAGAAATTCGTTTGCGCCGACCGAAAGTTGCTCACGCGCCGTAGCCCTGACGCGCGTATTCGGCTTCGGTGACATATCGGATCTGGTGGCGCTCGACCTTGTTTTCCTCGTCGGCCAGCGCCTTTGCCTTGGACTGTTCGGCCATGATCGAGAGCGTTTGCACCAGCTTCGGCTCTTTGGTCAGCGGCATTGCGATGCGCGCGGACAGTTCGTCGCAGAAGGCCTTCTGCAGCAGGGGCGTTAGGCTTCCGGCGTCAACGGTCGATCGCGTGTAAATCAGGGTGGCGTTGGTCACGTTCGTGTAGATCGAGCCGGACTCGTTCAGAAAAGCGAGGGGCGTCGCGTTCTGCAGCGGGAAGTTCGACGGTCCGGCCAAGGGCAGATATTGCGCGGCCTCGCCAACCTCACGAATGGCGAGCGGCTGCGCCATGTCCGAGGGGACGGCATACCGGTGCAGCCATTCGGACGGCCTGTCGTTCACCAGCTCTGCCAGAGGCGCTCTAGCCTGCGCAATCGCGAGACTATCGGACCAGTCGGCCATCTCGTTCAGCAGGGGTTGCGCAAATCGCTTGCACTCACGCGATTCCAAGCTGCCTTCATCCAGGCTTGCGATCTGGCCCTTTGCGATAGCGGCAAGGGCGCGGTTGCAGAGGTCGATGAGTGCAGCCATAGCGCTGGTTTACGGCGCAGGTGGGCAGGGTTGAATCGCGCTATCGTATGGCCGTTACCTTCACGGGCACCGAGTAGTTGGTGAGCAGCGTGACGACCGGTATATACAGTGTCACCTCGACCTTACCGGGAACTGCGCAGCGAGCATCGCCCAGCATGTAGCCAGTAGGCATGGCATTAACTGGCGTGAGCACAAGCACGTCGCCCACAAGGGTGCCCGCGCAATCCAGAGTATGCAGACGAGGTCCGGCAGCAACGCCGACCAGAATACTGCCTGAAATCGTGACATTCGGCAACGCGACTTTGGCCGATGGACCGGTGGGGCCAGTAGCCCCTGCTGCTCCAGCTGGGCCTGTAGGTCCAGTCGGTCCAGTAGAGCCTGTATCTCCCTTTGAGCCCTGAATGCCGGCTGCTCCGGTGTCGCCTTTCGCGCCTTGTGGTCCGGTCGCGCCCGCAGCCCCCGCGTCACCTTTGGTGCCTGCCACACCCTGGGTTCCGGTATCACCCTTGGGCCCGATTGGTCCTTGCGCACCCGTGGCTCCAGTTAGGCCGGCGAGGCCTTGGTCGCCTTTTTGCCCCTGGATGCCCTGTGCACCTTGGGGGCCGGCATCGCCTTTGCTGCCGGGGGCTCCGACAGGACCGCGCGCGCCAGTATCGCCCTTTGGCCCCGGAAGGCCATAGCCAGGTGATCGAACGCTCATGCCCCCGAACCATAAAACAGTTCGAGCGCGGCATCGGGATAAAGCAGCGCGCCGCTATCATCATAAGTCGGGAAGTTAGGGCGCGTGACGGCGATGCAGGACAAGCCCATTGGGAATTGCGTTGAATAGATGCCGAAATGGCCGGGCGGGAAAAGCCAGCCATCATGCTCATTGGCTTTCGCGGGCTCTGTAGCGCCCATTGGCGTACCGAGAAGCCTGATCCAGATTGGATAGGAATTCACCACGCCAAAACTGGTAACGCCGTTAGGAAGCGCTCCGAGCAGTACGTATGATGCGGTATCTATGGCCGGCACCATGATCGGACTGACCGCCAGATTCCGCCGAAACGGAGCGTTCTTGATCTGGATGCTCATTGCTTCACCCAGCCACTATCGCCGGTCTGCACGCCATTACCCCACAAGTAGGTCCGAACCCATGTCTCCGTTCCATCCGTGACCGTATCGGTGCGGAGATTGCCAGACGTATCATAGGTGAACGCGTGTGCCTTCCAGGTCGGCACCGGATTACCATCTGTGTCGCGATCAGCGCCAGCCATGGCGACTTGCTCCGGGGTTGCAGCGGGGCGGCTGACGAACTGCTGCCCACGACGGACCGGCAATCGCCCAGGGTTGTTAGCGTTATCCTGCCTCATGGCAATAGGGCCGGCCTTTGATTGACCGGCCCCGCCTTCTCAGTTTTTCAACTTCAGCGTTTCAGCCGAAATGCCGGAACCGTCCGGCTTGTCCTTCTCGGCTTCGACAATCTTGGCGTCAGCCTTGGTCTGCTTCTTGACCTCGGCAGGGGTGATGTCCTCCGCCCAGCTGCAATTGGACAGATCCTCGTCGGTCGAGAACACCTCGTCTGCTTTGACGTAGCGGGATTCTGCCGACAGAAAGCCGTCAGCGGTTGCGCGATAGGTGGTGCGGCTCACGAACGGCCTCCATAGCTGTAGTTGGTCTGACGGGCCATGACGAGGCCGGCAGTGATCTTGCCCGTGGTGGGCGCGGTCCCGGTGATGTCGTAGAACAGGCGGACATACCGGACGTTGGTGCCCTCAGGCAGTTCGTCGATCACCTTCACCTGATGACCAGCAACGAGCGTCGCGAGCGGGATCTGGCGCCCGCTTTCGATGGTTTCCCAGGTGGCGTTGTCGGCAGAGGTCTGCACCTGCACCTGCAACGACGTGATGTTGTTGAATGCCTCCGTCACCAGAATGGCGAGGGGGACGCACGAGGCACGTCCGACATCCTTCTGTATGGGAGAACCGCCGAGCGGCGAACCCGTGGCAATCAGATCGATCGTATTGGTCGATGCCGCATCGGCGGTGATCGCCTGATTGTCGCTGAGCAGGAGCGTATTGTCGAAGATCATGGAATTATCCTCTGTTCAGCGTTCAGACGACGCGGGTTTCGGTGTTCAGCAGGGAATCCGTCTCGCGGATCGGCAGCCCGCGCCAGGTGCGGACTTCCTCGCCCTGGAGTTCCATGCGACCAAGCGTGAGGGCGTTGTTGAGGTTCGCATTGGTGGCCTCGGCGTCGAGCCCCTGCATCATCTGCCGGTTCATGTAGATCACCGTGCGACCCGGACTCGCTTCGCCGGGCTTTTCCATTTTGAAGGCGCGACGACCTTGGAGGGCGTAGTATGCCTTGCTCATCAGCTTGTTGAGACTGACAGTGCCCGCCGCCACGTCGGACACGTCGATGTTGGCGACGCGGGCATTGTAGCGCCAGTCCTTGACGGTCAGACCGATGTACTGGCGGAAAATGCGCTCCAGCACATAGTAAGGGTTCATGTTGCCATCGGGGACGCGCTGCTTGCCCATATCCTCGGTCTGGAGGCCGGCAGGCACGTTCTTGGGCACGATGATGCTGGTCTGCGCATCGCCGTGCGTGACGAACACGATCGAGGCATTGTCCGCGCCGGTGCCACCGCCGTCGATGACGTTCGGGTTCGCCAGCGTGTTGTAGCGGGCGAACAGGCCATGGAACTGCTTGGGGCTGACAGCGACGTTGGAGTACCAGATCGCGCTGCCGATGGCCTGCGAAAAGCTTTCCATGAAGCCCAGCGATTCCATCGCGCGTAGCTTGGCCGAGTTCTCCGGCTCCAGATCTACGAGGCGCGTGTCGATCGCGTCCAGGCCCTCCAGGAAGCCGGTCGTGTCTTCGACGCTGGTGTAGCCGCTCTTGCTCTGCGGAATGCCCTGATAGAGCGCGCCCCAGGTTACAGCGGGAAGGCCGGTGCGCATGGAAACCATGTGCGATGAGCCCTTGTTCGCCTTGATCACGTTGGCGTCAGCGTAGAACGGCTCGAGAGAGTTCAGAACCTCGATGATGCCGCCTTCCGCCGTATCGCGAACGGCTGCGACATCCAGCAGGTTGAGGAACGTATTGCCGATAATGGCCATGGGTTAAACCCCCTTTGCTTCAGATGGGTAGAGCCGCTCGTGGAGAGGCTTGGGCGCGGTAGATCCGCCCGCATTGGCGCGGACAAAGCCGTCTTCGGACAGCATCTCGCCTACGGAGCGCATCAAGCGCACCATCTCGGGATGATTGCCAAAGCCGGTTTCGGTGAGCAGCTTGCGGAAGTCGGACCCTTCGGGATGGCCGAAGTGATCCAGTGCCTTCGCGGCAAGGTGCACTGTCTCGTCTAGCTTGCCGCCGCCGATCTCGGGATCAGCCTTGGTTGCAGCAAACCATTCGGATTTTTGCTGAGCGTGGCCGTCAACCAGTTCCTTCAGGGTGGCGGCACGTGTTTCGGTTTCTACCTTTTCGCGGAATTGGGCCGCGACGGGCATCAGCTTGTTGGCCTGCTCGTTCGATAGATTCAGATCTTTGAATACGGGTTCGGCCATCTCAATGGCGGCGGCGTCCAGTTCCAGACCATCAACCGACAGCTCGTACTTTTCCGGCACGACGTGGGCAGGCTCATCACCTTTCGCGGCCTCACCTTCGCCCTCTGGCTGGGCCTCTACCGAGCCGCCGAGGAGCGTTGTTTCTTCTTCACCGGACGCTGGCGCAGCAGCTTCGACGGCTTGCGTGTCGGACGCGGGCGATTGTTCGACGGGCGCTGCAACGGGCGTCGCCTCAGTCGGACTCGTCGAGGTCACTGTATCGCTGGATGTCTCGGCTTCGGGCGGCACTCTTCTTCTCCTTGGGGGCTGTCACTGCTGTCTGGATCACTGAGTTGAGGGTCACGAGCGCACTGGGATCGGCGTTGCGGACGTCCTCAGACTGACCGAGGTGGGCCATCTGCAGTATTTCGAACCCCAGGCTGCGGCGTCCCTCTGCAAAGCTGAGGTCACGCGGTGTCTGCCCATGAGCAGGACCTTCTTGGCTCAAGATGCCGGCTCGTTGAATCGCGGCGAAAACGAAGCGGCGAAAGTCAGGCTGGCTAAGCAGCAACTCGACTTCGGAGGGCGTGAGGTCGGCCATCAGTTGCCCAACAGCGTGTCGAGCGCGGGCCTGCCGCCTACGTCGGTTTCGGAAAGCAGGCGGGCGGCATCTGCGCCTTGCTGCAGGGCAGGGGCCATCTGTGCCGCCTGCGCCATCTGCTGCTGCTGAGCGCGGCCTTGGCGGATCTGGTCCACCTGGCCCTTATCGCGCATGATCTTGGCCGGGACGCCGAGGCGGTCGAAATACTCCCGCGCCGTCTCGTCGGTGTCCACGTTGTCCATGATGTCGGGCGCAGCGGCAGCGAGATTGCCGACGAACCCAAGGCCGCGTTCGATCTGGCCGACGCCAACGGCCCGCTGCATCTGCGTGAGGATCGAGACGAACTCGACATCGATACGCGCGCCGGGTATCTCAGCCAATGCAGGCGGCGGCGGGGGAAGGAGATTGCCGCGCGACATGATGCCGAACACGCGGTCAATGACGACCTCAAGTTTTTCGTTGCTCACACGCTCGATCACAGGGCCAAGCTGGGTCAGCTTCTCCTCGTTGCGGCTTGCGATTTCTTCCATGTTGCGGGGCTGGATCCCGCGCATGTTGGTGATGGCATTGAACAAGTCCGCGAACGAAAGCCCGTCAATCTGCTGCTTGCACTTGTCGATTTCGCCACCGATCGCTGCGACGGCTTGGTAGGGTATCTGGTAGGCCGGCATCGCCACATTCTGGTCGATGCTGCCGACGCTCACCGTGCGACCCGGCTCACCGGTCAGGCGGACACCCGCCTTCACCAGCATTTCAGGCTTCACCATCTTGTCGATGGCTTCATTTCGGCGCTTGGACTGCATCTGCAATTCGCGCAGGGCCGGCAGCGCCTCCATGCCGGGAGACACGCCGTAGGTATCGCCGCCCACTACGTCCCAGCGCGGTGCCCAGAACGGTTGCTCGTTGTAGCCCCTGACTCGCATTACCCGGTCAGCATCATCGCCATCGAACCAGTAGACCGAGCGCCAGGACTTGGAGCCGGCGCGCTGCGGATTATGATCCGGATTGGGCTCGATCAGATTGTAGAAGGTGAAAACCTCGTCACCACGTGATCCATCAAAGGCATCGCGGATCATGCGGGGAGCGTCATTGCCGAACGTCTGCACAACCTGGCGCGCGGTCATGGCGCATTCTCGGGCTAGCGTATCGGGCACCAAGGCGTCGGAAAGTCCGATCCAGTATTCGCCAGCGGTAAGTGAATGGCAGACAGCACCTTCGCCGGCATGCTCGACCATGACGCACGCCTCAGTCCCGAACAGGCCCATTTCGCCATATCCGGCCTTCGCAGCGCCGTAGAAGTTGGTGCGGGCCAGAAATGAGTAGATCGCCTTGTCGCAATCCGACAGCCAGGCGCGCGCACCCGGTTCGTTGTTCAACTCCTCGTCGCCCAGCTTGAGCGTGAACCAAGGCCGTGACGCGGACGTGAGGCCCGATGTCATGCCGTTGGTAAGAGTGCGGAATGCCTCGATGCCGTGCGGATCGAACAGCTTGGCATTTCGGATGCGCCGCGTCGTGCCCCTGTTGGTTTCCGTGGATAGGAAGCGCGTGCGAGCAGGCTGGGCAAAGCGCGCGATGTCGCGCCACTCGGCCTCGTAATCCGTGCGGATATTCCTGAGGGCCGTCAGACGTTGCCGGCAGTGATCGCGCAAAGCCTTCATCAGCCGAGCGTGGGCGAGCCCGTGGCGGCAGGCGTCAGCACACCTTGCGGCGATGTCATCATCCCGGCGAGGATGGCCTTGCGCCGGTTGTTCGTGGTCGCGCCCTGCGGAGCCCCGGAGTCAGGCAGCTTGACAGCCTGCCGCTCGGGGACGGTCGGAACGTCGGGGGTGCTGCAGATGGTCGCCTCCTGTAATCAGGAGGCTTTTGCGCTTAGTTAGTCAGGGGTTGAATCGCGCTTGTCTTTGCCTGTTAGCGGGTCGCGCTCGGCCATACCCCAGCGCCAACCCTCCTGCTTATCGATGCAACGCTTGATGGCGCCAGGATATATGTCGCATAGACAGTATCCAGCCTGCTTGCACGTCGCTCCATCAGGCCGAGGAGGCTGAGGGCAGTAGTTTGGCCTGCAAATCGGGTGGTCAATCATGTTCTTTCACCCAGCGGATGGCGCTAACAGTCTCGGTGCCAAAGTCATACGTGCCAAATGGCGTGTCGCGCAGATCGGTAATGGTGGTGACTTCTGCCTCTGCGATCAAACCTAGGCGGGGCATGGCAGCAATGCGGCGTGTCTCGGTGTGGATTTCAGGGGGCAATCACAATTCCTCATACCGATCGCGCGCCCGCTCCGGTGGCGCTGGACATGCCGGCATAGCAGCGCCGCCCGTGTCGTCGAAGCGTTTGCGCAGACCGGGCAGGTTGTTGCTGATCCATATCCGTTCATAGCCTAGCGCGGGGAGAGTGGCGAGCCAGGTTTGGAAGGGGGCGTCAGTCAAGTTCGCCATACCTGTTCCCTCCATTTCCGTAGTTTATCGGATCAAGATACCCTGGTAATTGTCGGGGCATGATCGGCTCGGCGAATGTAACGGCCAGCGCGTCGCCATCGTCCGGTGACGACAGGCCGCGCTTTTTCATGTCCTGTTTGCGCTCCAACGCCACCGCCTGCTTTTCATCGAACGAATAGAGCGGCCCGACCAGATCATCGCGCAGCTTGTCGCCAGTGGGGATTGCACCGGTCCGCAGCCAGGCGCGCATCTGCGTCCATATCTGGGCGCGCTTGTTTTTGGTGCGGATTGTGACGCCGGGCTCCAGTTCCGCGTCGCGCCCTTCACCGCCGAACCACACTTCCATGACCGGCGTGTCAGGCAGCAACTGGCGCAGACGATCGATCACTGCGCCACCGATGTTGCCAGCGTCCACGAGGATCGCGTCAGGATGCTCCTTCTGCGCTTCAAGAGCCACGTCAGCGGCCAGCGTCATCGCGTCCATCTTGCTCCAGCGCTTCCAAGGCCTGGACTTCGCATCACGCCCGCAGCGCTTGGCCAGCACGCTTTCGTCATCGCCAAACCGGGCGCAGTCCAGCCCATAGATCAGCGGATCGGACCCAAGCCCAATGCCGACCTCTCGCAACTGCGCCGCCTCGACGAGATCGTAGCCGATGAACTGCATAGACGACGCCGACGGGAACATGCCCCGCACGCGGACCTTCGCGATGTCGCTATCCTCGCCGTATGTATCGACGATCTCTTGCAGGTATGTCTTGTTCGTGCCCTCGACCGTGCGGCTATCAATCTGGCGGGTTTTCCAGAGATTGCGCTGCTTGCCGAAGCACTCGCGAAATGCGCCTGTGTTGAGCGTTGGGTTACCGAAAGCGAGCCAGATGATCTCGGTGTCGGCATCGGTCAGCGCGCCGAGCGTCACCTCCCACACCTTGTCGGAAATGCCTGAGCCTTCGTCAAACACCACGATCAGCCGTTTGCCCTGGTTGTGCAGGCCGGCGAATGCCTCGGTGTTGTTCTCGCTCCACGTAACCAGATCCGCGCGCCAGCCTTTGTCGCGGCCCGGCATAGTGGAGACGATCGACGTTGCATTGGCCTTGAACCAATCCGCCGTGATGGCGAGCCGGCACCACTTGGCTATCTCGGGAGAGGTCTTGGTGAGCAACTGGCCTTCGGTGTTGGCTGTCACCACGATGCGCGTATCTACGCACGTATCGAGCCCCCACTTGATGAGCATCGCGATCAGCGCAGACTTGCCGATACCGTGGCCGGATGCGACCGCAATACGGCATGGTTGATAGCGCGTTTCAGGATTGGTCAGGTGCGCGCCAATGTCCTGCATCACGTCGCGCTGCCAGTTGCGCGGTCCAGCGTCGGGAAGTTGCGGCGACACCCAAGGGAATGCGTACAGGGCATAGCGGTAGGGATCGTGAGTGAACGATCCTATATCCGATGCCAATTCGCGCTGGAGATCAGCCGCTGTTGCCAATGGCGCGCTCCCGTGCCTTGCCAAGTAGCGCCGCAAGATCCTTAGTCACATCAACCTCAAGCCGATCCTTGAACGCCTGCACGCCAACATGCTTACCGATCAGCTCAATGCGCTTGATGCGGTCGCTGATCTTGATCTTATCGACGATCGAAATATCATCAGCCGAACCCTCGCGCACCGTCTCCACACCTTGGATCAGACCTTGCCGCCAGATGAGAGGCCACTCCTTCACTGGCTTCAGACTACCACCTTCCTCGTACAAATCGGCAAGATCGGCCTGCGCCTCCATAGCAAGGCGCGCCAGTACCCAAGCAGCATCAATGCCGGTCTTTTCGGACCTCGCCGCCTTTTGGGCGCAAACGGCACTCTGGACGTCAACATTCCTCAACAGGCGTTCTGCCTGCGAAGTTGCTGTCTTCGCGCTGTATCCTGCCCGTATGGCGGCCTGTGTGCCATTCAGGTCAATGAGGTACTCGTCAACGAAAGTTTGCTGCTTGGGCGTCAGGCTCATCGCACCAACACCTTGCCACCAGAACGCGACCCAGCCCCACACCCACGCGGTACATGCGCACTCGTCGTCTGGTGGTTGCTCGCTTTCATGGTCCATTCCCCTGTAGCGCAGATTTTGACGGTGCGGAATCGCTGCCAGCGCAACACCTCGATCAGCCCACGTGCTTCCAGCCTGGCAACGATCGTCGGTGCGACGCTCGACGAATTGCATCCGATCATCATTTCCAGATCGAGGTTCGACGGGCAGGGCATCTTGTCGCGCGCCGCCTCACACAACGCGTCGTAGATGATCGTCTCGCTCGGGCTCATCTCCTGCCCGGTCCGCGGATTGAGCGACCGCATATTAGTTCCCCTTGATCGCGCTGATGATCGTGTCGGTAAACACGAGGGCGAGGATGGTGGCGCCGATAATCGTCACAGCGTTCATGCCCCACACCCCCCATCGATCGGATGCATGACCCGGTGGTTGTGTCGTTGGGCTTCCTCATGGCAATCCGGGCAATCGACCTCGTTCCCGCCGAGGTCGAGAATGCGCCCTAAGTCCTGGCACTTGCGACACGCCGGCTCTGCGCGCTTCGGAGTGACTTCCACCGCTTCGGGATACGGCACACGCTCGCCATTCGGCAAAATGCGGGCCGTGTACGAGCCATCCGCATGTGCCCACAGGTAGCCGCGCGTTTCGCCAACGACCTTCCAGCTATCGGGCATCGCGTCTATCTGGTCCTGCGTGTAACCGCCGGCGGCAAGATCGCTCATGACCTTGCGAAAGCGGATCTGGCGATCGTCGAACACCATCGACCTGGCGCGTTCCTGCAATTGCAGAGGGGCATCGTTGCGCTTCCATTCGCCAATGATCCCGAGGCATTCGGCGATGGTCGGAAACCACTCGCAGCGCTCAAGAGCCTTGTCGGTCATGTAGGCGATCTGTTCCGCCGAATAGCCGCCGAGCTTGCCTGAATAGGCGAGGATTAGAAGCTCGCCGCTCAGGTCGTCCGAATTGCGCTTGGGGAGCGCTGCCAGCAGAAGGCGCAGGCATTCGTCGAAGCGATCATCCGAACAAGCTACGAGGGCCGGCAAGGGCGCGTCCGCGATCTTTCGGGCCTGGGCGATCGTCATGGTAGCGGGGCTCACTCGGGCCACCGTCAAGTCCCATTTTTCGGTCAAGCGCAGCGATTGCTCCGTCTTTGGGCTTTCCGCCATTTCGGGCAGGATGCGATCCAACGTTGTTCCGAGAGTTTCCATTTCCGCCATTCCACTTCCTGCTATTCAAAACCCACGTTGACCACGCATCCTGCCAATCGACGAACCTTGAGCCTTTCCCGCGATGATGGACGGTGAAATGCTCAAGTTGATCCTCGAACTCGCCCGGCGGCCAAGCCTGCATCACGGCATGCGATTTCGTCTCAGGTCCGAAGGGGTGGGGTCTCCAGTCTCCCGCAAGCGCATGCGCCCGCTTGTGTGTATTTCCCTTATCTTGTTCCCTTGTTCCCTTGTTCTTATTTGTCCCGCTGTTGTCCCGCTGTTGTCCCGGCCTTGTCCCACTTTTCGCATCGTCGTTGTCCCGCTCCACATCGCCGAATGACTGATATCTGTCGTAGTTACAGATACTTATGATGCTCTGTCCTTGTCCCGCTACATGCCCCGCTGTTGTCCCGATTTTTGAACGCGTTTCGATCATGCCTTCATCACGCAAATCCGAGAGGAAGCGGTCCACCCGGCTTTTCGACCAGCCCCAGTTGTCGGCCAAAAAGCGGACGGAGAACGTCAGGTCGCCACGGTCGATCTCAACCATCGTGCCCTTGATGCGGGTACGCGTAGGCTTCCACGCGGCATTGGCGATCAGCCAGAACCACGCGCGAAACCGATCCGCGTCCTTCAAAAGGGGGTGGTCAAGCGCACCTCGATCCATGGCGATGAAACCCGTCACAGGACGATCTCAACCTTGCCAGGGGCCTCAGGCTCGCAGAACTGATACGACGGCAGAAACCGGCGATCGTTCACGCCCAGCGCGTCGGCAATGCCGTCCAGGATGGGCTTTAGGCGGTTGGGGAAGTTAGCGCGGTCGCTGCGGCGATTGGGCGGCGTGAAGCGGATGGTGACGGGTATGTCGCCTGCATCGGCGCACTGGTACGCAGACCCCTGACGCGCGCCTATGGTGGCAGCGTGTGCCCATGCGCGCCACTTCTTCGTCTCAGCTGCTTTCGTGCGCCAGTGCCCTTTGGCATGGCCTGACAGCGACGAGGGAGGAAAGGGCAGCGTGACCATCACAGCGCCGGCCACTCCACAGGCGGCAAACCCATGTCGGCACGCATCTGATCGGCAACGGCGCGGATCTTCGCCCGGCGCTGCTGATGCCCGATCTTAGCGAGGGCCTCGCCGGGATTAACCGGCCCCGGCTTGCGGTTGAACAGCCAACCCATCAGTCGAGCCCCAGAGCCGACTTGTACGTCTCCAGTTCCATTTCCATCTGGCGGCGATCGTCGGGCTTCATCTTGCGCAGCTTGACGACGGCGCGCATCATCTTTGGGTCGTAACCAACTGCCTTGGCTTCGCGGTATACGTCCAGAATGTCGTCGCTGATGCCCTTCTTTTCCTCTTCGAGGCGTTCGACGCGCTCGATCAACAGGCGCAGGCGGTCGTCGGTGTTGGCGGTCATCACCAGATCCCTTTGTTAGAAATGAAAGGTATGTCGTCGAAATCGTCAGCATGATCAGTCGGAAACGAGTTCTTCGGCCCGCTGCCCCAGCTATCGGAGGCGCCACGCGAGCCATCCGGTTCACGACGCTGGCCGCCATCCTGGCCGCCCTTGGGGCCATCCAGCATAACCAACTTCGCATCGAAGCCGTTCAGAACGATCTCGGTAGAGTACCTATCGTTCCCGTTCTGGTCTTGCCATTTGCGGGTCGAGAGCTTGCCCGAAATGAAGACTTTTGAACCCTTGCGAAGGTAACGCTCAGCGACGCCGACGAGACCATCATTGAAGATCGCAACGCTGACCCACTCCGTCTTTTCCTTGGAGTTGCCCTCGCGATCCTTCCACTTCTCGGTGCAAGCGAGGCGAAGGTTCGCGACCCGGCCGCCATTCTGAAAGGACTTCACTTCCACGTCGGCGCCAAGGTTTCCTATGAACTGGCACTGGTTGAGACTGGACATCATGCGGCCCTTTCGATGTTGGATTGGGCAGCCTTGAGGGCGGCAAGAAAATCAGAGGAGCCGGTCGCCATGCTGGCCTCGCTCTTGTCAGTGTCGCAGCCGCTAAAGTCGTTGCGAGCTTTCACGGCTCTGCGCGCAGGAGGCGCAGGCACTATCACCGATGGTTTTGGCAGCTCGACGGTCGGGCTGATCCGATCGCCGGCAAACGGTTGGACGTTGGACACCGCCGTGCGCAGACGCTTTAGGAACGCGCGGTATCGCGGTTCTTCATGCGCCGTGATGATGGCCTTCGACAGCCCGTGAATGATCGTCGAATGATCGCGACCAAGTGCGCGCCCGATAGCGGGATAGCTTTTGCCGGACTCCCGCGCGATCATGTAGCAGGCGTTGCGAACGCGAACGACGCGCGCCACGCGGGACTTGCTCATGATTTCCTGACGCGACACGCCGGAAAGCTCAGCTGCGATAGTCACAATGTCAGCTATGCGGACCATCACGCAGCCCTCACCAAACCGGCAAGCTGCGTCCCACGCGCCACCATGCGAACACCGACAGTGCGCAGGTTCTTGCGCTCATCATCGTCGAACACGCCATCCATGGCCGCGCGCACGATGCAGGCATTGTCATCCGTGTTGGCGATGGCGAGCGCGCCGGGATCCGGCTCATTGGTGGGCAGGTCAAATGCGCCCAAGCCGGCGATGGCCAGCACCTGGCTAGTGAAGTCCGCGCCCAGGAACGTGAACAAGGAGAACATCGCTTCGGGCTGCAGGCGGCGATGATCGGGGTCATCCGCAGGAAGCATAGCCGCCTCGATCACGCGATCTTTGATGCCAGTCCCGTTGGATAGCTGCTTGACGCTGTAATGCCGGCCACGGCCAACGTAGAGGCGCAGGGCGTTGCGCAATGCGTCGTTTGCTGCACTGCGGGAAACGAGCATAGGGAAGTTCACGGACTCGGGGCCTGTCATCGGGCTACCTCGGCTGCATGAGTTACAGATTGTTCATCGAAAGGAGTTCCCGCCCGGCGCACAGGAGGAGGGGCTTGCCGGGCGGGCACGGCGGATGCGCCGCCGTTGGTGTGACCCGCATATGCGTGGTCGGTGTGGTCGCAGAGGGGGCGGTGGCACTGGGCGCAGAGCATGGTTCAGCCAGCCTTCTTGACGACACGCAGCATGACCGTGGGCACGTTGGTGCCTGCCTCGGCAAAGCTCGCGACCGGCAAATCACGCCATTCACCCGACAAGACGCCGTGGTCGTACCGAGCGGTAGCCGGGAGTATGGAAACGAGTGTGCCGCCTGGTTTCAGAAAGCGAAGGGCATGTTCGACGTGCTTGACGTAGTGCTTTCCGTAAAATGGAGGGTTCATCACCACAGCGTCGAACTCGGGTGTGGCTGGATGCTCCAGAAAGTTTGCGGTCAAAACTGCATGCCCCTTGCCACGGGCTTCGGAAGCACGGGCAGGGTGATATTCAATCCCGAAAGCGCTGTGTCCATGCGCGCGCAGCGCATCGAGAATACGACCGTCGCCGCAAGATGGCTCCAGAACGCGTTTGACAGGCATCGTCGATCGCCCGCCGCTGTAGTGGGCTGGGTTGGGTATGCCTGCAAATTCAATGGCCGCTTCCGTTACCTCGACCGGGGTCCAGTAAAACTGGAGATCCTTGGAAACGGCGGTGCTGGCGCTAGGCTTGACGTTATCAGCCTCTGCGTCGGGCAGCACCTCGCCATAGAACTCGGCAAGGGCCTTGTTGATGTCGATCAGCGCCCACTTGTCGAAGAAAACATGAGCATTGCCATTGGCGAATTTGCGGATTGTCAGACCACGATCGACGGTCGCAAATTCCTCAACCTTGCCATAGCGGTCCGTACTCGAGTAGTTCCGGCCATCAAGCACAGCATCGTCACCGCGACGGTTAGCGAGGTCGATCGCACTCCACTCTTTCCACTCGAACGCCGGCTGATTGCGCAAAGCGGCAAGCGCATTCACCATATCCTCGAACCGCTTGCGCCCCCAATCACTGGTATATTCGCCGAAGCCGCTAAGGATGACGCGCTTGGGCAATCCCTTGACGCCGATGCGAACCTTGCTGTGGCTCTTGTATGCGGGGTCAAGGTCGACAAAAGCCTCGGCCAGGCCCTTCAGGATATGGAAGCGCGGGCGGATAAGGTAATCGCCAAACGTGGCCTTCGTGTTCTCCATCGTCAGCGGCGGCGGACTTGCCAGCGCTTGGTCAAAGAGCTTTTTGTCTTTAGCGCTGGCAATGCTGTCGATCTGGAGGCGGTTGTAAACAGCCCGCCAACCAGACTTGAGCAAGTTGTTACGCAAGCTGCGCGCGTTCAGGTACGACTTGGAGCCTACAGGTTCGACATAGACACCCTGAACAGTGGCACACATGCCGAGACGATCATACGCTTGGTCGAATTGCGAAATCGCTTCCTCAATCGCAGCGTCTTTAGCAGCGTACTCGTCGATGATGTCCGCCACAGTAGTGGGGAGAGCCAGCGCCCCCATCTACCCCACCCCCAAAGCCGCAGCCCGAAGCGCGACGAACGCACAGAGCAGGATGTTGGACAGGGGGATGGCGTGGGCGAGGAGGGCGCGCATTTAGTAGCCCATCCATTCTTCGGGCGAGCAGTTGCAGCCAGGATAGCGGGCGCGACATTTCGCACACCGCCCGGCCATGTCGCAGCACGGCCCCTCCAGACGCGCGCACGGGGAGACACTGCAACACCTGTTCATGGTGGCGGCGAGATCGCGCATCAAGGCATCCTGCCAGCGCGCCAGATCAGCCCCCGCAGCTTGATAAAGGGCCACCCGAGCCGTGCTGGCTTTCTTTTTCCCCAGCGGCGCAGCGAGAGCCAGAACGCGATCATCTGGCAGCGCTGCGAGAATGCCCTTAATGCTCGCCTTGAGGTTGCTGACACGGGCAGCGCGTTCTTTTGCGGTCACCTTTCGGGCGTGCGCCTGCTCGATTTTGTACGCGTCGATCTGCGCGTCAATGTTGCCGCGCTTCGCCAACGGGATGTTGAGCTGCCCGTGATCCATCACGCCGCTCCCCCGGTGGTGCGGGTGGGGGTGCGAAATGCCGATATACGAACGCTCGGACGAAAGGTATGATCAGTCCATGTCGATCCTGCGCAAACTGCTCGCCCACTTCCGAAACCCGCCGCCGTGGTATTGCCGCTACGGCGACGCGCGGTGTGTGCATGAAGCGCCGTGCGACGAGTGCCGGGCTGACAAGCACTGGTGATCTGAGGGGCGGTCATGCTGCGTCCTGCCGCAGATCGGCGGGGAGCAACTTCTCAGTCGTGATTTCTTTGCCGCCCTCTTTTGCTGCGGCAATTACGTCCGGCCATTTTGCAAGCGGAATCCTGTTTCTGTCGAACCAGCCTTGCACAGTGGTGTGGCTGTTATGACCCAGCTTACGGGCCAAGGCGCGAATGCCGCCGAGGTCGGCTATAATGGCTTGATGGTTCATACGCATGGTGTACACAGCGTGTGTACGCCAGTCAACGTGGAAAGTGTACCGCCTGCTCGCGATAATGCGGACATGGCAAACGTACGCACCACAGGTGAGATAATATCCGAATTCGTGAAGCGCGCGGGTATGTCGATGCGCACTTTTGCGGCAGCGTGCGGCTACAAGGCTGCCTCTGGCGTGCAGCGCTATATGGACCCCGAATTTGACGCACGCCTCAGCTTAACTGTCGCTGAGAAGATAGCTGGCGCCCTAGAAGGTAAGGGCAGTCCAGCGATCACGCGCGACGATGTTTTTGCGTTGGCAGGTCTGCCGCCGGCCAATGCCGTGCCTGTTCAATACGAAGGGGCATCTATGGAGCGCATGAAGCAGGACGTGCCGATCCTTGGGACGGCGCTAGGCGCCGACCGCATCGAGGATAGCCTATCTATCGAGCAGACCGCTTTATATGATCATGAAATCATAGGATACGCCAAGCGTCCCGTAATCCTTGACGGACGCCCGGACGTTTACGGCATCTATGTCCAAGGATCATCAATGTTTCCGGCGTTCGAGGACGGCCAGATTGTGTTCGCGGAAACGACACGACCGCCGCGCATCGGGGACAATGTGATCGTCTACCTGCGCAAAAACGGCGAGGGCCAAGATGGTGACGATGGTGAAAGCGCTCGCACGGTGTTGGTGAAGCGCCTGGTGCGCCGATCCGGTTCATATGTTGAGCTGGAGCAATACAGGCCGGGGCTGACGTTTCAGATCGACGCCAAGGAAGTGCTAAAAATTCACCGCGTCCTAAGCATGAATGATCTCCTGTCTTGATGCGAGAGCTAAAGGATACGGGCGGTTTTACGTGATGATTGCGTGTACGCAAAATATGTAAAATAGCCCTTGACCGTACGTACACAACGTGTGTACATCTACCTCCAACAGCAGCCCCACCGGCGCTGCTCGGAGGTCAGTTCAGTGCAGATCACCCGCATCACCGCAGCACCATGGCACGAGGCTCCCGAAGCCCGCGCCTTGCTTGCGAGCATCGACGTTTCCGACCTGTCTTTGCACCGCCCGATCGTGGTCATGGGCGACGATTGCCTGCACTACACTGGCGATGCCGTTGAGCGCTTGCAGGACATGCGCCGCGACCTGATCGACGGCCTGTTTGGCTGCACGTACCGCGAAGCCGAGGCATCCGGGCGCGCACATGATTACCTCGACTTCGAGGCGACCCAGCCCCGCGCAGATGATGTTCTGGCGGACGTGTTCGGCTGCCCCATGCGCTTCGGCAACATCGACCCTTACGACGCCACCCGGCTGATGCGTCATTACGGGAGGCTGGCGGCGTGATGTACGCCGAGCAAGCCTATTTCGACGGCGTTCCGGTGCAGCACTGCGCGGACTGGCAAGAGCGGAACCGCCTGAAAGCCATCAACCAGCGTTGCCACGAAACGGCGCGGCGCGGTCAGACTTTTCACACATTCGCAGAAGGACGCACCTCATGACGGACGCGCAGAATAGCGGGGTCGAGTTGCTGCCGTGTCCTTGCTGTGGGTCTGGGCCCGCAAAGGCGCCCGGTCGCTTCACGCAGGCATCGTTCAGCGGCGTGGAAGTCATGAACGAGATCTACAGCCCATATGTTTGGTGCGGCACTTGCTGCCTCAGAACTCGGGAATGTGACAGCAAAGCCGAAGCCATCATCGCATGGAACACCCGCGTCCCCACGCCCTCGGACCATGCGGGGTGGCAGGACGCGCTGACAGGCTGCGTTGGCATCGAAAGCAACGGTGGGAATGGCGGCCATCCTTGGGTTCGCGTGTCCTTCACCGAGCCGGGTCAAGAAGTCGCTCTGCATTATTCATTGCTGGCCGAACTTATCCCCACCCCGCCCATCCTCACCGCTGGCTCGGGAGAAGGGGCGTGAGCGAACAGATGCCGCCTGATTGGGCGATTGAGCGGGCTTGCACTGCATCAGGGCACAGCAAGCATCACCGGGACTCGGCCAAGGCTCAGCCTAAACAAAACCCAACGATCATCGCCTTCGCCCACTACATCGCCCAGCACGAAGACGCGCCGGTTGATCCGCTGCAAGAGTGCTTGCGCGAGACTTACGGCGCTGCGGCTCCTGAGTCCGTCTCGGCTTTCCGTGCCGCTCTTGGAAAGCATGGCCTCGAAATCCGCGAGGCGGCGCAATGATCCGCCATTCCTCTCTCCACACCACGCGCCCACCGATGACCGAGGCACGCAGGCAGCATGTATTCGGTGCCCTGCGCCCCATGGACCCACCCGTAACCCTGCGCGGCAAATACGCAGCGATGCGGGCCGAGGAAGCGCGTCTCGCTGCCGAAGATGGCGATGCGTCGGAGCCTCATCCGCTGTTCGGGGTGATCATCGCGGCGGGGCTGTTTGGGGTGCTGATCATCGGCGTGCTTGCCGCAGCTATTATGATTGGAGGTTGATGTGAGCGTTACCCTTTATCGCGAGATCGACGCCCTCGGTGGCGCTGCGGATACCTCGACGCCGTACAACAACGCCCACGACGAGGGATACAGCGCGGCTTTGAGTGACGTGCTGGTTATCCTCAGTAAGCGCGGGTTCTCGGAGGCGGAGGACGCGCAGCCCGAAGCCCTGATCGCCCTTGCTCACCAGTACCGCAGCGACATGCTCTATCCGCCAGCGGCTGACAGCCGGGTGCGCCGGATTGAAGCGATTGATGCGGTTCTTTTTCCAGGACGCAAATCATGACCCATCGCGGCTCATTCACTACCACCCTTATGTGGCACGACAGCCGTGGCAGCGAGATCGAAGCTGTCGTGCGCGTCACCTATGTTGGTCGCCCTGGCTCACCCCAGACCATGACAGACCCGGAAGATCCAGCGTCGGTCGAGATCATCAACATCGCTCCCGCCGACAAGAGCATCTCCGTTCCACAATCCTTTTACGAGGACGAAGAACTGATGGGCGAGTGTTTTGACGACTGGCGAAACGATGAGGAAGAAGCCGCTGAATGGCGCGCTCAATCCCGCCGCGACCAGTTGATGGGAGGCTTCTGATGGACCGCCCCCTCCACCTCGTGTGCCTGGCGATCACCGCGGTTCTTGTCCTCGCGATCTTTGTTGCGCCGCCTGAGCGCCAGACCATCCATGCAGAAAGGAAAGTGCCGTGAACGCTCTCGTCCAAGTTCCAACGAACGGCCATGAGTTTCGCCAGTCCACGGACGCGGCCGGACTCTGCGGCGCGATTGTCAAGCAGACCGCCAAGAAAATTCAGGGTCGTGGTTACGTCACTGTCGAAGGCTGGCAGGCGATCGCAATTGCGCACGGTTGCGCAGCGTCCGCGCTCAATGTCGAACGCGTCAACGACGAAGGCATGTCCGGCTTTAAGTGCGTCGCCGTGGTGCGTCGCATGGATGACGGCAGGGAAATTGCCCAAGCAGAGGGTTTCCTCGGTGATGACGAGAACGTCTGGTCCAAGCGCCCGGTCTACGCTCGACGCGCTATGGTGCAGACGCGCGCGATTTCGCGCGCCTGCAGATCGGCTTTCGCGCACGTCGTAGTGATGATCGACGCCGGCCTGTCCACGACCCCGGCCGAGGAAGTGCCGGAAGGCGGATTCGTGGAGGCGCAATACACCGAGGTCCGGGAATCGGCCCGGCAACAGCAGTCAAAGCGACAGCCCGCCACCGACGAAGGCATGCCGGCTGCAGCTTGGGCGAAACTGATCCAGTTGATTGAGGCTACCAACGCCGACACTGGAAAGATGCTCAAGCACTTCAATGTGGCGGATCTGAAAAAGCTCTCCCCAGCACAATACGATCAGGCAGTTGGCAAGCTCCAGAACGATCTGGCGGCCATGGCGAAAGCCAAAACCAACCAGGCTGGCGAAGCACAATCCGACACCACAGCCGGCGAGTTCGACAACCTCGACGCCGCTTCGATCCCCTACTGAAAGGGCCCCGAACTATGCTCTACAAATCCAGCAAGGGCGACAAAGATATCGCCACCATGCCTCTGTCCTACGCGAAAAACGCCTTAAACAAGCTGACGCGCACCGAGCCAGAACGCATTGCCGAGATTGAAGCGCTCCAGGCGCACGTCGATAAGCTCACTGCCGAGGCAACGGAGGTCGCGCTTAATCCGCCGGCACCGCGCCCGGCCGTGATTGGCGACAACAACCCGCCACCCGACGAACAGGTTTCGGTTGATCCACAGTGGGCTGCCGTAAAGCTTCACCTCGACGACCTGCTGAGCGAGGCCCGCAACTGGGCGGACGGCGCGCAGATCACCACGCAGGGCCAGGCCGATGCCGTGGGCACCCTTCGCCAGCAGCTTCAGGACGGCATGAAGCTGGCCGACGAAGCGCGCATCGCGGAGAAGAAGCCGTTCGACGAGAAGATCGACGAAATCCAGACCCGCTACAACGCCTACATCGCCCCGCTCAAGAACAAGGTGCCGGGCACCGCAAGCAAGGCGGTATCGGCGCTGGGCAATGCCCTGACGGTCTGGCTCAACAAGCTGGAAGCCGAGAAGCGCGAGCGCGAACGCGTCGCCAAAGAAAAGGCGGATGAGATCGCCGCCGCCGCGATCGAGGCACACAAGGAAGCCGCGGCATCCAGCGACCTCGACGCGATCGACGAAGCCGCCGAACTTATGGCCGCTTCCGACCAGGCCGCCAAGACGCTCCGCTCGGTCGAGCGCGAGAAGGTGCAGGCCTTTGGCGAGAACCGGGCAATCGGCATGCGCTCGTACTGGAAGGCAGTTCCGGTCGAAGGCGAGGGTGGTAAGGCCCTGGTCCATTATGCCAAGCGCCAGCCCGACCGGGTGAAGGCTTTCCTGCAGCAGATGGCCGACGAAGACGTGCGCGCCGGCATCCGCGCCATCCCCGGCTTCACCGTCAACGAAGAACGAAAGGTCGCCTGACATGGCCGGCAGCGTCAACAAGGTCATCATCGTCGGCAATCTGGGCGCTGACCCGGAGGTCAAGTCGTTCCAGAACGGCGGGCGCATTTGCAACCTGCGCATAGCTACGTCGGAAAGCTGGAAAGACCGAGCTACCGGGGAGAAGAAGGAGCGCACCGAGTGGCACTCCGTCACCATCAACAGCGACGGCCTGGTCGGCGTGGCCGAACGCTTCCTGCGCAAGGGCTCCAAGGTCTACATCGAAGGCCAACTACGCACCCGCAAGTGGCAGGATCAGACCGGCAATGACCGCTATACCACTGAAGTTTCCGTAGGCGGGGTCGGCGGCGTGCTGACCATGCTGGACGGCGCGCAGGGGAGCGAAGGCCGAAACGGGAATTCCCGTAACGACGACAAGGAAGTTTTCAACAGCAACAAAGGTGGCTGGCAAGACGGCAACAGCAATGCTGGCAGCGACTGGGGCGACCTTGATGACGAGATCCCCCTGTGATGGCCTTGCCTCGCCGCATCCCCAAGGAGCGCAACCGCTCCGAACGCAGGCGCTCACAAGCGCATTGCACGTTCGTCCGGTCGCATCAGTGCTGCGTGCCGGGCTGCCAGGATATGCCGATTGAGGTTGCGCATGTTCGCGCCGGGTCGGACGCAGGCATGGGCCGGAAACCTTCGGACTGGTTCACCGTCAGCCTTTGCCGGGGGCACCATTCGGAGCAGCATCGCATCGGGGAAGGTCCCTTCGGTCGCGTCCATGGCATCGATCTGCATACGCTCGCTGCCGAGTTCGCCGCCGCCAGCCCAAAGGCAGCGGAAATCCGTCTCCAGCAGAGAGGGCGCGCACGATGAACGGCCAGACCATCATCCTGTCGAACCCGGCCAACCGGATACGTGCCCATCGCCTGATCGAAGCTGCGCCAGATCGCGCTGTGCTGAACGTGCGGGAGGCGAACCGAAGCAGCGACCAGAACGCGAAGCTTTGGGCCATGCTGTCCGACGTGGCGCGGGCAAAGCCGGGCGGACGGGTGCTGACCACCGAGAACTGGAAGTGCCTGTTCATGAACGCGGCGGGCTTCAACTGCACGTTCGTGCCCGCGCTGGACGGCACTGGCGTCGTGCCGCTGGGTTTCAAATCGAGCCGCCTGAACAAGGCAGAGTTCTCCGATCTGATCGAAGCAATTTACCAATTCGGTGCCCAACATGGCGTCGAGTGGACTGATCCTGCCGAAAGGAAAGCAGCATGACCCCGGCCATCGAACTACAGCAGGCGCTTGATTTGAGGGCGCGTGAGTTGGGGGAAGGGTGATGGAGCAGATCGGCTATTCATTCACTTGTGGCATGATCAGGGCAATTGCTGTCTTTTCCATCGCCTTGCTCGTTTTCACTGCAGCTACCAGACTGACATTTCGGTATTTTAGCATAGGCTACGATGAGACGGACAACAAGGCGACCGGAGAACGGTCGGGCCTCCGCATCTACACCGACCATGCGACTGGCTGCCAATACATTGCCACCAGCAACGGAAATCTGACGCCGCGCATAAATGCGGATGGTGCCCACATCTGCAAGGAGCCGACCCCATGACCACCACCAGCGCGGGGGAGATTGTGGGCGTGACCGAGGGGGATCGGCGGGCGATGATCGCGTACGAATCGCTGTCGGCTATCCCGTTGTCTCCGGGGTTCATCGCGGAAATTTTGGAGGGCCGACACGACGGCATAGGTCGCATCCAGTTAATCGCTCGCCATCGTCTCGCGGCCTTGGAGGATGCGGCGAGGGCTTGTGAACAGCAGGCCCGCGATTTCCTTTCGCCGCAATACGCGACTGGGCAGCCGGCGTCATCGATCAGCGAGCGGTTCGCTTGTTCTGAGTGCGCCACCGCCATCCGCGCCCTCAAATCGCCACCTCCCGCCAGCAGCGAGGAGCCTTCTGTATGAGGGGCACTCTGAAAATCCGCCAGATCGTCGTCGAAACGGACGACGGCGGCTTGCACTGTGTTTCTTTGGATCAGGACCGCTTGGACTTCCTTGTGGCCTTTATCCAGACCCTATCAGAAGGCCCAATCCGCCTCGTCAAGCTGCCGACCGACGTGAAGATGCGGCCTATCAAGGACATGGACCCATGACCGACAAGCAAACCCTGCTCGATCTGGCTGAGCGTTGTGAGGCTGCGATGGGGGCGGATCGGGAGTTGGATGCTCTGATTGCGGCCACCTGTAGATTTTTCCCGCGCTATGTCGGCTACATTTGGAAAGCGGGCCTTCGCGCCAACGTTCCCGAAGTTGGCCGTGTCGAATGTCATACAAAAATCGGCGCGGGCGGGCTACACTATTCCGCCGCGAAGTTCACCGCTTCCCTCGACGCCGCGATGACGCTGGTGCCCGAGGGCTGGAAACTACGCCAGATGGCGTTCAGTGCGCCGTGTGCTGATGACCGCAGCTGGCACCTGAATTTGCACGGGGGCAAAGTCGGAGAACATCACCTTGTCGGTCGCGGCAAAACCCCCGAACTCGCCCTCTGTGCAGCAGCCCTACGCGCTCGGGCGGGAGGTGGGGTGTGAGGGCGCATCCTCCCGATCTCCAGCGCAAGTTCGACAAAAAGCTGGACGAGCGCAAGACCATCCAGTTGTCGCCAGAGGAAATGGACCTCCTCGTCGAATGCGGAGCCTACGACGCGATTGTTAAGGCAGCTCAGGAATTCAGGAAAGCACAATGCCGAGAACGAAGCGCCCGAAGCCGCTCTATCAGCGCGGCCAGTTCTCCCTCTACCCCCGCGCCGGACGCAATCCGGAAATCGTCTGGTACGACGACACCGCAAAGCGCGAACGAAGCGCTAGCGCGGGCACAAGCGATATTGAGCAAGCCAAACTAGCGCTCGATCGCAAATACCTACAGGCGCATGGGGGCCATTACTGCCCTCGTTGTGGACAGGCAACGGATGGGGAAGTCGCAGCCTTGCTGCTGAGCGCGATAACCGATTACATGCTCAAGAATGAGCATCAGGCAGGATATGTCCGATCGACCAAACCTCGCTTGTCAAAGGTCATAGAATACATAGCGGCGACCGATCCCGCCGTCACCGTGCCGGCCGTCACCCCGCAATGGGTCGAGAAGTTCCGCCGCTGGTTGGCCGCGCAGCCTGTCGTCAACAAGGCGGGCGCAATCGTCAGGGATCGCTCGCCAGGCGGGATAGAGGGCTGCGTTCTCCAGTTGGCGGCAGTTATCAACTCTACCACCGGGCATAAGGCGCAGTTTAAGGCCCGTTCGGTCAAGGATCTGGCGCGTTCGCCCGTCTACCGCGCCGACGTCGATACGCTCGCCGCCATGTTTCGGTTCTGCCTCTACCCCGAGGCTAAGCCCAAGCAGAGGTGGTCCGCCAAGGTAGCGCAGGTAATTGTCGAGGGCCGAACCAATCTCCTGCGGTATTTGCGCGCCGCCGTCACCACGTGGGCAAGGCCGGATGCCATCTACGATCTGCGAGCCAAGGGGCAATGGTACAAGGATGCCGGCGTGCTGGCATTGAACAGGCCGGGTCGGGTGCAAACCAAGAAGTACCGCCCATCCATTCCCGTCGCACGCCAGTTTAAGCCGTGGCTAGACGAGGCGATGGAGCGGGAGAACTATCTGCCCGTTAGTACGATTCGCCACACGTGGGATGCCATGCGCACGCATATCGGCCTACCTGGCGAAGCGGAGGCGGGCGAAAAACTGATACGTCGCAGCGTGTCCACGATCTGCCGCCGCTACATCGGAGAGGCGAATTGGGCGCAAGGGGAAATGATGCTCGGCCACCGCAAGGCGAGCATATCGGACATCTACGCGCTACCTGATCCGGCTAATCTTGGGCTCGCGCTGGAAGCAACAGAGCGCCTGATTGACGAGATCGAATCGCGTGTTCCAGGGGCATTTACCGCGTCGTTACCGCGCGATAACGCTATACGCCCTTCGCTGAGGGTGGTATAA